GCCGACGCTACTGCTGCGCTGGCCAGGGAGAACGACGATGGCTGACGACGATTATGCTGAAAGGCTGGCCCGAGGTGAGCCCAGAGCCGTGCTCCACGCCTACGGACACCCCGGAGCCTACGAGCGAGTGACCGCCGAGCGCGACGCGGCGAGAGACCAGCTCGCCGGCCTCCTCGCCATCATCCACCGCGACGGTGGCCAGCACCAGGCCCAACATGGCACGCAGCAGGCCGTGCTCGATGCCGTGGAGGTTGTGTTGGCCGAGCGCGGCGAGGCCCGTGACGGTGCCTCCTGGCCACAGGGTGGGCGCTGGACGAGGGAGCCGGCGGAGGTGGGGGGGCTGTATGTCGTACACGGCTGGGCTGGCTTGAGACTGCAAACTCTGCGCAGCGGGGTACATTCCCTCGATGACGAGGATCATCGCTGGAGCACACCCCTGCCACCCATGCCGCCTGTGCCGGAGGAGTCATGACACGGCGTGAGGCCCGCAGGGTGGCGTGCCTGATTGCGGCTACCCAAGTGTCTGGCTACCTCGACGCCGGAAGCATTATGGGCATGGACGCCCACGTCGGAGATCACGCGGTGAGCCTCGTTGAGGAGGAGCTGACTACACTCGCGGATCGGCTCGACGAACGCGGGCGCCGAGAGGATGGGGCTGTCGTGTCGTTGGGGGACGCGCTCCGAGTGGCTGGCGTCTCTGCCAGACCACCCGTGCCAGAGGGGGAGTGATAGAGGGGGAGAGCGATGAGTGATCGCTACATCACGGTCGAGTGGTTTGGCCAAGGTTACGTGACTCGGATCATCCATGCTTCAGATGCCATCCCGAAAGCTGAGGTTCGTCGACTAGTTGGGCAGCTTGGAGGGCACGCTCCTGGACGCTACGTGTGGCGTGGCTGCCTTGTGTCATGGGGCGATTCTGGCGTCGACTCACAGGGGGAGACGTGGAGCAGGTGTAGTTCGTGCTGGGAGGGTGCTTGGCGTCCATCGAAGGTGGCCATGCCCGTCCATCGAAGGTAGCCATGCCCGTGTCGGAGGACCCATGACGGTGATGAAGGACATGCTCGACATCGACGATAGCCACGATGGGAGAGCCATCGCCATCGGGTGGTTCAACACAGATGAGGGGCTCGAAGGAGACCTTCATCTTGGGGAGAGCTTCAATGGTGATGGTGGAGATGACGACGTAGAGCATGGGACTGTCAGCGATGCTGTGAGGTCGCTGGCTGATGAGGTCAAGGGTGGTTGGGAGTTCGCTTGGTGGTCGATGAAAACGGCAACGGTGGCCCTTTCTGTGGCGCGGGCCAGGTTGCGAGAAGTTCGGTCCAGAAAGTCCCCATTGAAGGGCTGGGAAAGACAAGCATTGGAGGCGGGGTGGAAGCCGCCGAAGGGACGCTTATGACCCCGACAAGGAAGCGAGCCCTGAGGATTTTGCGGGAGTTCCCTGGCCTTACCCCGAGGGCCTTCGGCAAGCTGATGTGGCCCGACAATCCGAATTGGAGCGCCCACACGAAGTGCGGCCCGAGAGGCACGAGCTACGGGGGCGGCATGAACCTGGCGGCCGGTGGTTTCCTCGGGAGGCTTCGTATGGATGGGCTCGTTGAGGTTCACCACGACCGCCACGGTATCTCGTCGCATCGTCTGTCCACGAGGGGGTGCCAGGCTCTCGAAGAGGAGTCAGAACATGAAGGATGACAGAGACGGTGAGATCATCCATCGCGACCCTGATGGGAGACGATACGTGCTCGACGAGAACGGCAATCGTCGTCCTCCTATGCAGTCGGAGCCCGTGCCGTGCAAGAGCGGGTTTCTGACCTTCGACGATAGCGAGGGTCACTGCCCGCTTTGCGGACAGTTGACTTGTCGAGGTGGGTGCTTCCGATGAGTTGGAGCATGGCTGGAAAGATGTTCAGTGTGTGGCTGGGCAGCTTCTTTCGGTACTGGCGTTGGGGGCGCCGGCTTGCTGGTGGTCGGTGGGAGCGGTGGTATGTGGATTTCCCGGTGTGCATGGACTCCTGGTACCGCGTCACCGTTCCAGAGGGTCGACCCTCCATGTTGTGTCGAGGGACGCCGACGGTCGAGGATTACACGGACGGACCATCTCGTGGAGGGGGGCCATACCGATGATTCGATGGCTGAAACGGATGTTCTGCCGCATTGGGTGGCACAAGGTCTCGGGCTACACAGGGTTCGACGGCTGCTCTGCTCGTGCGAGGTGTGATTGGTGCGGGTACGAGGGCCTCATCGACGGTCAGGGGAATCTGTTTTGAGCACCAACTACTACCTGCGGCGGCACGTCTACATGGGCCACAAGGACCCCAGCGACGACAAGTTCGCGCCTCTTGCTCCTGAGCATCCGGCCCGGCGCGCTTTCGAGGAAGACACTCCCTACGTCCACGTCTGCAAGGCCGCCAACGGGCTCCTGTGGGCCATGGAGCCAAAGCACGTCTGGAGTTTGGCCAAGTCCTTCTACGAAGAGCCCATTGACCCTCTTGGGCGTCCCTTCGTGGATGGGTACGGCAACACCTACACGGGCCGGGAGTTCCTCGCCAAGGTCGACGAATACTCCGAGGACGACTGGGTGATGAAGCTCGGGGAGAGGTTCTGCTGATGGTATTCGATGGTCGCAAGTTCATCCGGGATTTGATGGGGAAGGAGTAGGAGATGCTGAGGATTTACGGAGAAAGTGATGATCTCGTCTACGTGGAAGGTATCGGCGAGATGGTTCAGTTCTGCCCGACCTGCAAGCGGGAGCTAGACCGAACATCCGAGGCTGTTGTCGGAGAGGATTCCGAGGAGTTCGGATCAGACAACCTCAAGGTCATCATTGGTGACGACAAAGGTGGCGTGGTCGTCATCATGCGGTTCGGCAGCCATGCGAAGTACGGCCCGTGGTCGGCAGAGATCCTCGTTGTCGACGAGGACGTTCCCATCCCGTGGCCCGTGACGGTGAAGGACAGGAAGCATTCGGTTCTCGTCGAGATCGATGCTCCCAACGGGACTCCTCTGAAGTGGGCGAGAGTCGAGGACTAGCGTGCCGCTGACCTGGGAAGAGGCCAAGAGCTTGCTGGGGGAGTACCGGGCCTATCTCATCGAACGTGGTCGATACGAGGCCGCGCGCATTGTTTCTCGTGATGGAGAGGTTCATATCCGACAGATCAGGAAGGTGATGAATCGGGAGGGTCTTCTTCACCCTGATGTTGACGAGCGATGGATGGGGGTGGTGTTTCCAGGTGGTCTGTTTGAACCAACCGGAGAGTGGGTTTTGGCTGGAGATGCTTCGCCTCGCACGCGGCCCGGCGGGGGCGGGAGCGGGATGCCACGCCAGGTGAAGGTTTGGAGGCTCAAGTCGGGAGTGATGGAACCACCGATGCCAGAAGACGTATTGAAACCTGGGCTCCTCGAAGAGGCCATTGGGCCATCGCAGCCCACGAGGGATGAGTTTCGGGAGGCCCTTTCGGACATTCGCAAGATGTACGAGGCGGCCAAAGGTGCCGGGTTCAAGCACGCGCACAAGGGGGCTGGCCTGAAGCTCGCGAAGTGGATGCGTTACATGGCCGAGGAGGGGGGTTCTTGATGCGGATCATGACCGTCGGAGGCATCGTCCAGACCGAAGGGCCGGTACATTCAAGGGTGGCTGACTTCGAGGTGAAGGACGGGGAGATTACCTTCCATGAGGGTCATTTCCACTGTGGTGATGTGGTCCAGTTGTTCGAGGTCGCGGACATCTGCATGAAGCGCATCGTGTGGGAGGTGCGTCCGAGCGAGGGCTTCAAGAAGGCGTGGGAGGAGGAACACGGTGAGGTCTTTGATCTCGAAAGGAACGGCTACGGGGTGAAGCTCATGCTCAGGGTGGACCAGGCCACTCTCGTGGAGATAGAGCAGGACATCGACCGTGTGGATACCCATCGCCACGGTCGATAAGGACGGCTGGTACGTGGCTCGCTACGCCACTCCTGACCAGCCGTACAGGGTCATTCGTGTTCGAGCCGGCAAGAAGAGGTCGAGGCGCTACAGCCATCGGGTGGCGATGGAGGTGTGGTCGGTGCCCGTGGACGACTTTGAGGATGGAGGACGAGATGAGTCATGACTACGATCCGAGCTTCGAGCCGCCGGAGCAGTGGTACGGGGAGTGTCGCAGCGAGACCCAGGCGCCTGACGGCAGGTGGGTCGACGGCAGGTGGGTCGGAAGTGACCCGCTTCCGTTCTGCGATGGGGCAGCCGTTCGCTTTGCGCGCCGCGTCAAAGACAAGGCTTCCTTCCACCTCTTCATGGCCAACACGTTCCTCCGTCACACGTTGCCGGACAAGATCGCCATGCAGGTGGCGTGGTGGTTGCCCAGGGAGGTGGCGTTGTGGGCCTACATCCGGGTCATGGCGCACGCAACGCAGGGGCCTTATGGGAACCAGCATGTCGATGACGTGCGCTACAGCGACGCCTACAAGCGGTGGGAGAAGGGTCCCCACGATGAGCACTCGGAGGTTGACATTGCCATGGACCTTTACGAGGAGGTGATGAAGTCCTCTGAGCCTGCTTGACTGACGACGCTTGTGCGATATATTGAGGCGACAATGGCTGAGAAGCGCATCCCTATGATGGACCTCCGGCGTTATCTTTCCGCGGTGGTCGAGCGCGTCTACCGTGGGCGCGACCGTTTTATCATCATCCAGCGGCAGGGCAAGGACGTGGCGGCGCTCGTCAGCCTCGAAGACCTCCGGCGTCTTCAGGCCCTTGAAGTCGAGGAGGGGTGCCAGTTTTTCGGGATAAGGAAGCCGCCGCCGTCCGAGCAGCGTGTCGAGCTTTGCTTTCGGTTTCGGGTCAAGCCGCGCGACACCACTGTTCTGGAGCCCGCGCTCGTCGAGTGGTGGAACATCGCCGAGAAATCCATCGATCCGGGGGTGCCACCATCTGGCATCTTGCCTGCGGCGAGGCTCACCATCGAGGAGGAGCCGAACGCCGCCGGTAATCCCGGTGGGGACTTCAGGAAGAGGTACGTTGTCGTTGGCATCGAGGTGCTGAAGTTGGACAGCGGCGATGGCATGGTCATCGTCGAGCAGCATGATGACGAGATGGGTAATAGCGTGACGCTCTGCGGGACCTGTTTGACGCTTGAAGGGTCCGGAATCGAAGGGGGAGGCGTCTACTTTGATCTCGTGGCCCGGGAGACGAGGGAGATCTGCTGATGGATGTAACTCGCAGATCGTTCATGAGTTTCCTGGCGGCAGCGGGTGTGGTTCTTGGGCTGCCTGTGGTGGCTCGTGAGGAGTCCTCTCCGGACGCTCCGGCTGTGCCGCAGGGAGACGAGCCAGTCGCCATCTTCATCAATGGCTTGATGCAGGAACCTGGGCACGACTACGTGATCTCCGACAGCAGAAGGGCCATTGTCTTCGATATGCCGACGAGGCCGGGCGACGTTGTGATGATTCAGTTCGAGGACCGGCTTGAAGGATACAAGAGGTAGACCATGGGCAGGATGAGCACCATGAGGGAGTGCGACTGCGGCGCCTATCGCCTCGCCGAGAAGGTCGACGGCGAGTGGGTGTGGGCTGCCGGCTGCAAGGCCTGCGACAAGATCGAACGTCAGCGGATTCTTCTCGAAGGCGGCGTCAGAGTCTACCGCGGCGAGAGTCCCGAGAGACTTCGTGAGCGCGTGGAGACGGCCGAGTGCGAGGTCGAGAACCTTCGGCGTCAGGAGAAGGAGCACGCCAAGAAGGTTCGGCGTGCCTTCAGATTTTGCCCACATTCGGGTGGGTCCATTCCTGACGATTGCCCATACGAGGACGAGGAGCACGACTTGGAGGTCAAGTTCTTTGACGATGAAGAGTGCGATTGTCCGGCTTGCACGGCGCGGCGTTTGAGGGTGAACTGATGACCGACGAAATTCCAATCCTGCTGGTCTGCGAGCACTGCCACTACACGGTGACCAGGGGTGAGCGTGTTGTCGTGGGAACGAAGGGTGTCATCCATTTGCGGGAATCGCCACAAGACCATGGGTGATTGGCAGTGCAAGGCCCTTGATGCGCTGCATGAGGACGGCGACGTGAAGAAGAACACCTGCATTCGGTATTGGCTCGCCCGGACCTCGTGGATCACCGCATTCATCGGCGAGGGTGCGGCTGACGGATGCCCAGCGTGGACACTAATCTCTCCGGAGAATCTGAGCCCGAGGACCCCTGATGGCTGACGGAAGCTACTACCGACAATGCACCCTGAAGAATGGAACCGCGAAGACGACCTCGTGGCTCCCGGAGAAGTTCGCGCAGAAGGGTCGAGGCGTCAGCCTCAAGAAGGAAGACGGCACCTGGGATGATGGGTGGTTTGTCGTCGGGGTTGGCACGAGGCTGCGCGCTGACCAGCTTCACGAGCGGGAGTACCTCAAGCACCGAAGTATGACGGACATCTGAGCAGCAGCAGCAGGAGGAGGAGACGATGGGTGGTTACAGAGCAGCACCGCACCGTCCGATTGACGAGGTGGAGCGGGAGATGGCCGAGACCTTCGTCAGGTGCGAGATGCGCCTGGACCCGAAGCACGCCTCGCTTCTCTTGCCGGCTCCTATCGACCAGTCCATCAAGGCTCAGTACGGAATGGTGGAGGTCATCCAGAGCGCCATGCGTCTGTGGAGGAAGACGCTCCAGACGAAGGCGCTCAAGCGGGCCAGGTCGGACAGGGACGCCTACTTCTCGGACCTCGACGCGGCCGTCGACGACATCAAGCCCGAGTTCTTCAAGGACGGTTCGCATGGTCACGGTTCCGAGGTGATTAGGCAGGCTGCCATCGAGGACACGAGGAAGAGGTACGGGTGAAGGCGCCTCTACCTTGGCCGCCACCGCCGGCACGACCGAATCCGGTTCGGCGCTTGTTTCACAGAGCCTACATCGCTCCAGGCGTTTGGATGGTAGCTGACGATGGTGTGGTTGAGCTTCAACTCCCGATGGTCACCGATGGCGCTGACACCATGGACCAAGAGCGACGCCTGACCCCGCAGTCGCCTTTTGACCTAGACTTCGACCCCCCGCCGATACTGCGGGAGTAGGAGAGCAGCATGACGCTGACGGAGCGGAGACTTCTTCTGGGGATGGCCAAGGCCCTCCTCGACACCCGCAAGGCCATTCTTCGGGAAGGCATGATAATTCCTCTCATCGAGGGCACAGACGAGGGTGAGCTTCGGGACATGATCAGCGCAGTCGAGAGCGACGGGGCCCTCATCGTCAACCTCGTCTCGGAGGACAAAGGTATCGCCAAGGGGCGCGGCAACTTCTACGTTTGCAAGTGGCCAGAGGGGGTCATCCAGTCCGACGTGCTTGGGAAGAAGGTGCTCATTGACGGTCGCGAGCAGTTCGTCAGCGCGCTTGACCATCAGAACGAACTGAAGGCCGGCGAGAAGGTCGGAGTGTTCGTTCAAGCGAAGGGGCTCTGATGGTACGCAAGGGCGGACCAGGCGACGAGATCGCCGAGCAGCATAAAGGGGGCGGTCCTGTCGACGAGCGTCCCATCACAGAGCAGACTCACGACCCGGTGCAGGGGCTTCCTGGCAGGGGTGTGACGTCTGCTCCTGTTGGCCTCTTCAAGAGGTTCTGCCAGTTCAAGGGGTGCAACAAGCCAGTCATGGGCTCTGCGCCGTGGGAGGGGACAGAGGTCAATGCTTGCGAGGACCACATGGACAAGCCCTATCTCGCCCCCTCGCCGCAGACGCCAGAGGCTCTCGACGGGATGGTTCCTGAGCTTGAGGATCTTGCGCGTCGGATGGGGAACTCCCCTCCGAGCAAGGCCAAGGACCGGCGTGCCAGGTTGATGGCGATACGCCTGGCCATCATCGCCAAGGGTTTGTCCGAATCGTGGAAGGCCGAGAGGAGCATCGACTTCTTGCAGGGGACGCGGGGCGCCCCACCGGAAACCAAGCTGCTTTTTTTCGGTCTTGACGAGAGCGGAACCATGCCCTCAAAGGACATGGAGGTCGAGGGGGTTGTGCCCGAGAGCAAGATGGACGATGTGCTGAATGGCCTGATGGCTGATGGGTGGCGCGTCGTCTTCAGGCATTTCGACCCGAGTTTCATCACGCGGCAGTGGCGCGTGGTTCTGGAGAGGTCATGAAGCGATTTTTTCTTTGCGGAGTTCTGGACACCGACGAGCAGTACGATGTCGCTGAGTGTGTCGAGTTCTCGGACGGCACTGTCGTCTTGAGGTGGCTCGGGGATACTCCGAGCACGACTGTCCACGGGGACGTGACGTCCTTTTCTGCCATCCACGTCAGGCACCACGCGGGACGCTTCATTCGCCGTGTCGATTTCAACCCACCTGTGCGGACCGAGGATCATTCGCAGAGGTGGTGGGCGGCGTACAACCGGGGTTGGATGGTCGCCTATCAGGACAGGTGCGAGAACGTGCCGTTTGCGACTATTGGTGGCAAGGACCGCCGGTCCGATATGCAGGCCCCCGACTACATCAAGGAGGAGGACCGTGAGGCCTACCTCGAAGGCTACAGGGAGAAGTCCCGGGAGATGTTCGGTGACGATTGGGAGACGTGCAGCTTCGTGTGGAAGCACGTTATGACCATCGGGGATGGTGATCATGGATCCGCATAAGGAGTGGAAGGCCAAGATTGGTGGCATGAAAAAGGAGACTTTCCTTGATGAGGTCTTCAAGGACGTGCGGGATCACGTCGAGCCGCTGCTCAAAGTCGTTGAGGACAAGCTCGATGGGACTTCTTCGGAAATTGCCCGTGATGCAGGGATCGCGGCCAAGGAGGCCGTGAGAGGTGCGTGGGACGAACCAGGAGGTGAGTCGTGATCGACACTCTTCATCCATCCAAGAACGGCATGGAGGAGTCGATTTACCACCTCCCTGTCATCGAGGTGAGGGCCAAGGTTGACAGTGGGTGGTGGACCGTCGAGGTTCGCGTGAAGCCACAGGGATCCTTCTACTCTGGAAAGAAGGATCGGAGCTACTTCAGCGCGATGGCTAAGTCGCTCAATGCCGCCATCAAGGTGATGCCATGAGTACGCGCTACGTCTGCAAGGAATGTGGGATGTCGGAGGGTCACGATCCTCATTGCTCGGTGCTGGGCATCATCGAGAATGCCAAGGCCGAGGGGGCCAGCGAGGCCCTCAAAGTGGTGGCCAGAGCGTACCAGGAGAAGGTCAAGACCACGGACGATCCCCTCGTGGCTTTCTTGTATCTGCTGATGCGGGACTACATGACCTTCGGCAACGCGATGAAGCTCATCAACGAGGTCGAGCGCGCCTACGACCTCCGGGAGAACGACAACCAGCCGGCAATGCCAAACCTGAAGCATAGCGGTATGGCGCAACTTGCCGTCGAGATGGCTGGGGCTTTGAGGGATGCGTCAGGGGAGGTCCCTTCCATCGTGACGAAGGTCACGGTCAAGGTGAAGTCGTCGAGGCGGCGCGGTGAGGGTGGCGAGGTCGTGGTGGACGAGAAGCACCTGCCGGATGGGGTGACCCTGTGTGGGCTCTTGTCGATGCTCAACTGTGTCGCCGGCAAGGTTGGGGACACCGTGTACGTCCACGCGCTCGAAATCGAGACCAAGCCGCTTGACTGACGCCGATTGTGCGATATATTGTGCGCCATGAGGCAGCGATTCGTCTATGCTTCCATGGTTTGGTCGGTGGTGCATCAAGAGCGTGACTTGTGACGGCCCACAGGCGAAAGCCTCGGGAGTCGCAAGGCCGGGTGGCTAGGCTCAGGCAGGCGCTCAAGGTGGCGACGGATGCCTTTGAGGCGCTCCGTGAGGACCATTTCGAGACGTTCGTATGTGACACGCCGAAGAAGTGGAAACTTGACCCTGACGACATTGGTTGCGTCAACATGAAGGCCCTCGTGGCGAAGCTCCGGGCCGTGTACGAGGAGGAGAAGTGTGGCTGACTACAGCACGGTGGGGCATAGCCTCATGAATGTCCTCGGACCGATCAAGCTCATCGAGGCCGAGGTTGTCGATATCATCCAACGACTTCCTGGCATCCTCAAGGAGGAGCGCGACAGGCATTCTCCATACGATGGGGTGAGGCCTCGGGAGCTTTGCGTCCATGCCATCCGGTTGCAGGCCAAGAATTGTCGTCTGTTGGCTGACGAGTTCGAGGCCCTGACTATCCAGTTAGAGGGTGATGGTGGGGGCTGACTACCGACAGCCTCGGTCGCCGCTCGAAGGTGTCGATCAAAAGGGGCGCCGGGAGCGCCAGGAGGCCCCCAGGAGGCACGAAGAGGAGACGGCCGCGTCCCTGGGTGGGCGCCGTCAGCGGGGCTCGGGATGTGCTCCAGCCCACAAGGGTGACGTGACGGGCATTGGTGCGGGCAAGTTCGATTTCCTCTCTGAGTGCAAGATGACCCAGGGCGTCAGTCTGCGGCTCGAAGCTCGCTGGCTGAACAAAATCACCACGGAGGCCAAACTGGGCAACAGGTTGCCCATGTTGAACGTCCGGTTCGTGCCGGAGGTGCTCGCTTCGCTGGCTTCGTTGAAGCAGCAGAGGACTGGGAAGCGGGTCATCACAGCCGAGGCCGATTGGGTGGCTGTGCCGCAGAGCGTCATGGAGGCGATGCTCTGGCAGCTTCGACTTGGTGAAGAGGGGAAGTGAGGTTAGTCCTCGATGTGGTTCAGGCGGCACGTACAGTAAGACCGCTGGGAGGTAATGAGATGAAAGAAATCAAGTATATCGTGACGTTCACGCGGAGGGACGACGAGGCTCTTGGCGGCAAGTATGTGGTGCTGGCCGGTGAGTTCGCCTCGGAGGAGGAGGTCATCAAGGGCCTCGGGCCGTTCCGCAAGGCCGTGGCGGACTGCGAGGTCCACATTCGGGAGGTCTCGGTCCTGTCGCCGGAACGTGTCGCCGAGATCATGAGCAAGGTCTGATGGCTGATCGGAAGCTCGATGTGGAGGCGCTCGACGACGGTACTTGGCTGCTCTCGGGCGTCGCCTACGAGGCCGACAAGCCGAACGTCAACGGCCGCATCTACCCCGAGGCTGTGCTGAAGAAGGCCGTCGAGGGCTTCATGGCGAAGTCCTTCCGTCCGGTGAGCTACGATCTGTCGGAGGTCAAGCCGGGGTTGGCGAGCGTGGTCGGCACGGTCGAGGAGATGGAGTTGGCCGGTGGCGAGGTCAAGGCGACCATCAAGACGCTGAAGACTGAGAAGGCTTTCCACTGGATCAGCGCGCTCCTCGTCAGCGGGGACATCGCTATCGCTGGGGCCGGCATCGGGAAGGTGAACGACGACAAGGAAATCGAGGAGTTCGAGATCACGTCGGTCGGGGTCGTGCCGCTGGACAGGGTGATGCCGAAGAAGGAGTAGGAGGTCGCGATGCCGGAGAAGAAGCCCTACATCAGCCCTGATGACCAGAAGTTCATCGAGGATGGTGAGTACCCCGAGGGGTGTGACTACTGCGGCTGGGAGGCAAAGAGATTCACCTACGCCGAGGTCTTCGGGGAGGGTGACAAGTGGCTCTGCCCGGTGTGCTACGCGACCTTTCTGTCGTGCATCAAGATGGGTGAGAACGTTCGTTTGAGTGCCGGCATCGCCGGTGCCATCAACATGGTCCTCGAAAGCATCGAGGAGTTGGCCTCCAAGATGCAGCCGCCAGAGGAGAGGTTCAAGGAGCGCGTCTATGAGGGCCTCGGGGTGAAGCCCAGCGACGAGCCCAGGGGGTCTGTCGCTGCTACGGCCAATCGGGCATTCGACCGTGAGGAGGAGATGAGCGACCTGCTTCGCAGGGCGCTGAAGCGTGAGCAGGGAGTCCTTGCCGTGCTGGCTCAGGAGCAGACGGTTTCACGGGCCAGGGCCGAGGACATCGAGAAGCTACGTGAGGTGATTCGGTTGGTCATCTCTGATTCATGCAACTACCACCTCAGCGAGTCCACCAAGGCGGCGCTCGATGCGGTGCAAAGCGACAAGAACGTCATGCGGAAGCGGTCATGAAGAAGGCCGCTTTTGTCGTCGGGCCGCACTGTTTCTTGCCGCACCCATGTGGCGAGCCAGGCTACTGGGCCAGGACCGACCGATGCGTCGCCTTCGTGGCGTGCCATGTTTGCGGGGCTCGGATGGGCGAGATGTGTGCTGGTCAGGGTGGGGGGCGGACAGTCACAACCCATTCCAGGCGCCGTGAAGAGTATCAGCAGCGGAAGTGGGAGTTCGGTTCGGTTCAGAAGCAGGCCACCTACACCATCATCGAGGAGCTTCCAGCGAGTGCAGACGGAACAGCCTTGACAGACGCGGACGATGTGCCTGATTCGACTATGGGTCCAGAGGATGATTCCGGTACTCCAAGTGTTTGATATTGTACAACCGGGTAGTGGTGGGCGGATTTCGCCTACCCCCTTGGTGAAAGTATGGTGATTTGATGCAAGATGAGCCCTACCAGTCGATGATTGACAAGGTGCGTCATATGCGGCCCATTCCGCCTTGTGACGACCTCGAAGCCGAGTCCTGGGGGAAGTTCGACAAGCTTCTCAAGAAGAACCTCGACGTGATGAAGGCCCGGGACGTCGAGCGGCCCATGCACGTCCTCTCCGAGGCCCTCTTCGATATCGCGGCTCGGGACGGCAAGCTCGACCAGGGCATTCAGACGACCGCGTACAGAGCACTGGACACGAGGCTCCTGACCGACGAGTATGGAAGACTTCGGCGGGTCATTCAGGAGATCGCTGACGGCAAGCGGGAGGTCATTGACTCCTTCTTCCCGAAGTTCCTCTGGCAGATTCCACCGTCGGTGGGCGACCAGGCCTACCGCGACAACGCGCCCCTCGCGGTGCTCAAGACCATCGCCGGCCACCTCCGGCGACGCAGCATCCTTGGGGTCCAAAGGGGTTGACGTGGGTATCTCAGACGTTCTCAAGGAAGTGCAGGAGGTCAAGGACCAGGGCGACTGGCTCGCTCCGTACCTGATGGAGTCCCTCTGCAAGCGGGAGGTTCGTTCCGTGCGTCCGGGCATGTGGCTCGGGCCATCCACCATCACTGGAACCGGGTTCTGTCCGCGGGCCTGGACCATCGCCTACCGGCTCAATCTGCCGCTTGTGGATGACTTGGCTCCGGACAATCGGTGGTGGATGGATTTCGGAACCGCCGGCCACACAATGATGCAGGACAGGTGGCTCGGGCCGGCGAAGCTCATCAAGGGTGGTTGGAAGTGCGAGCACTGCCTTTACACCGTCGGAATCGACCCGGACGACAAGACCGAGGTCTTCTCTCACGGCGCCCCTATCATCGACAAGGTGACGCTGGCCTCGGCCATCCACTACCCCGAGGGCCCGTGCCCCGAGTGCGGCATGGAGCCCACCTGGCGTGAGGGGTGGACCTTCGTCGAGCCCGCCGCCTACGACACCGACAACCTCATCGCGGGGTGGAGCGACGGCATCATCACGATGCCAGGTGCCCCCGACGAGGTGGTCGACTTCAAGTTCCCCCTGAGTGTCTCGTGGAAGCGTAGGAAGCCGGAGCAGTCGCACGTTGCCCAGGTCTCCCTCTACGGTGACATGCTGGGGGTCGACCGTGGGCGCATCTTCTACGTCGAGAAGGGCAAGAAGCACCTCGTTGACGCCATCGTGGAGCACTCTTTCATCATCGACCCCAGGGTGGTGAAGCAGCAGAAGGAGAAGGTCCGTGTCTTCCGCGAAGCCCTCGAAGCCTCGAAAAGTGAATCCAGCCTCCCAGCCTGTCCAGATGGAGGTAAGGGCACGTACGGTCCTTGCTCTTGCGTCGACCTCGAAGCTGTCTGGAAGGCTCATGGGCCTCGACCTGGCGCTTCGTGAGACCGGTGTCATCGTCCTGAGCGAGCGTGGAAGCCTCCTGCGGCGGTTCACGCTTTTCTATCCGTTGACACGGAAGAAGAAGAGCGACCCGCCCATCACCGAGGCGGACCGCATCGAGAGGCTCATCAATCTGACAAACGAAATCGTTGGGATAACAAAGAAATACGGAATACGGTACGTCGCTGTGGAGGGGTACGCCTACGCCAAGAAGTACCAGGCTCACCAGATCGGGGAGATCGCGGGCAACGTCAAGGTCCAGTTGTGGCTCGCCCGAAAGATTGTCACCGACACGGTGCCGCCCTCGACTGCTCGAAAGCACTTCTTCGACTACGGCAAGCCTTCCAAGGATCAGGTGATGGAGGTGGTCCGAGACCGTCTTGGGCTGCGAGTTGGAAACGACCACGAGGCTGATGCCTACGTGATTGCTCGCTATCTCTTTGACGAGATGGTGGGCCGAGAGAAGGAGATGGCGCGTTATGGTGATGGAGCCAAGGAAGAGGCGGGGAGTCCCTGAGGGCAAGCAGATTCCCGAGGTTGAGTCCACGAACCTCGTCCCCATCAAGGGTGGCGATCCGGTCGAGGTGCTGACGGCGGATGAGACGTACGCAAACTCCGTCCACCTCCGCATCATGGCTCTCCTCAAGCAGTACGAGGAGACGTATTTCGAGCTTGCCAGGTCGCTGTTCGAGGTGTCGGCCCGCAAGCTCTATCGGAGCATGGACAGCAAGTACCCATCCTTCGAGAAGTATGTCGAGGAGGCCGTTGGAATCGACTTTCGCAAGGCCAAGTATCTCGTTTCAATATGGTGGTGGTTTGGTATCGAGCAACGAGCTGATCCGGCGTTGCTTCGGGGGGCCCAGGAGATCGGTTGGTCCAGGGCCAAAGAGCTTGTTGGGGTCGTTGACAAGAAGAATGCTGAGGTGTGGTTCGAGATCGCCAGGACGAAGAAGCGAGATTTCCTCGTCCAGGCGGCCAAGGCGGCGCTGAAGAAGGCCGGGAGGAAGCGGCGGCGCACTGCGCCGGAGAGTGTCTTCCAGGGCGAGTTCGAGTTCGCCGAGGAGTCACAGAACCTCCAGCCACCTACCGTCGTTGACGAGGAGGGAGCCCAGGATCAGGAGACCACCATGCTGCCGGACGAGACCCCGGCCGGAATGAAGACCTTGAGTCCCGAGCCTCCCAAGGGAATGAGGATGGACGGTCCGAGTCCCCCAAGCGGCATCGACACGAGCGATGGCAGCGGTACGAAGGCGTCGACTGAAACACTGCCGCTGGAGGGGGTTGCGCCGCCCGAGGATGTTGTTGGTGCCGTGGCCGACGAGAAGTCCGAGAGTGACAAGTGGACCCGGGTCTATTTTGACCTACACGAGGACTTCAAGAAGACCGTCGAGGTGGCCCTGTCCAACGCCAAGAGGATCGGGGAGACGGAGCACGCAGGCTACGCCCTGTCCCTCGTCTGTCTTCACTATCTGAGCTTCTACAGCGAGAAGTGGTCGGTGGAAATCGGGGAGTGGCTGCATCGTATTGAGGCGGTGACAGGTTTCACGATTTTCGCGATGAACGAGCGGACGGACGAAATCATTTACGGCCAAGACCTCTTGGACAGGATTGTGGCCAGTGAGGAGAAAGACGATGCAGGTGAGTCGGGAATTGGCGATGCGGGAGATGGAGTCGGTGAGGAAGGAGTTGGGGGCGTGGATCCGGGAGATGAAGGATCCGAAGGTGCTGAACCGGGAGGGGAATGAGGTCGACCCATACCCGGACGGTGTGCCGGCTGGCCTGTCCGTGGCACAGGTAGAGGGCATTCCGGTGTCACAACTTCGTGCCGAGCTTGCTGTCCTTGCTGCTAAACTAGAAGCTCTAGCCTCGACGTGATAGGGTCGAGGCCGGAGGTTCACGGATGGTCGTGACGGGGTTGGCGGCGGACCTCTCTTCAATGCAAGAGCGTACCGCTAAGGACTACAGCATCAAACTGTCTGTTCATCCGAGGGATGTCGCGCTCGTCTACAAAGGCGCCGCGAAGCCAATCCCTGGACGTTCTGGCAAGATCAGTGTCGACAACGCCGGGCCTGGCAAGCTCGTCGTGAAGGGAGACATCGAGTCCGTGCGTCGTTTCGTCAACGACATGCGGAGGGCAGGTGTGCGTTACAAGGTCGTCACAGAAGACCTGGCGACCGAGCTGGCGCCGTTGTTGGAGACGATGGTCTCGGCACCTGATCAACTGATGCTGGCCATTGGGCCGCTCCGGAGCTTCACGCGGGCGCTTGACCGGATGATGGCTGCCGGCAACGATCTCGTGGAAACAGCCGAGCGTGCCGGCTATGACCGCATCGAGATCGCCAACTCGATCCGTGGGTGGAATCGGCAGCTTGGTGGCATCTACGGCGACTTTGCCAAAGCCAGGGGCCTCATCTACAACGCCGCCAAGGCGGCCAGCATCCCCACCAAGCGGTTCAGTCGGCGCAAGCCGAAGAAAAACCTCAAGGGGATGCAGCTTCCGGGGCTGGCCAACGATGCTGACCGTATCGCAAGGGGTCTCGCGAAGGGCATCGGCAAGACCGGGAATCAGGCCGCGTTCCTCCTTCGCAATCTCGACAAGCTCGACAAGAAGTGGACGAAGAAGATGCCGCCGGCTGACAGCGATGCCTTCAGGGGCGACGCTGCTGCCGTCATCTCTGAGTTCCTCGTCCTGAGGGACATGGTGGGTGGCTCCATCTTCGCGGCCATGAACGGCATCGTGCGACGTCTGGACGCCATGTCGCTGCTCCAGAGTGGTGACCGTTTCGGCAGCCCGCCACGGCCGCTCAAGGTGCCCTCGCCGGCAGACGTGGATAGGCTCCAGCCGAGGGGGCGGGAGATCTCCAAGAAGGTTCCGACGGAGAGGACGCCAAAGCTGAAGGAGATGCCGAGGCCGCGGAATGAGAAGCCGGTTGTGAGTCCGAAGGGCGTCGAGGGGTTGGAGCACATCAAGGGCAACGTGTACGAGCATCCGATGATGGGCAAGGTGATCGTCAAGAACGGTCGCATCTTCACCCCGGGCAGTAACATCGAGTTGGAGATGCAGATCGACGGCAGTCTTGCTCTCAAGCAATCGAAGAAGCACAAGTACAGGAATCAAGCCGGAGGACCATCTGCGGCTTGGGGCGAGTCAAGATCGTCGCTGGTCGACTTGGCATTGCTTCTGGGTGAGGAAGGGTCGGTGGAGGGCGTGATGGACAATCGTATTCCTGGGGCGGATTCCATGTTTGAGGAGATCGTGTCGTTGGAGCATCGGCGTGCTGCTGGTGAGTACGCGCTGGACAACGGTCAGACGGCACGCCCGACTCCGAGCAACGTTCGTTTCCTGAAGGAGATGGGGGCGCTCGAAGAGGCCTACAGCGGCACCGTCTACAGGGATGGCAAGAACACGTACGTCGATACCGCCTTCATCAACAACGTCACCGGGATGATCCCTGGCTTCGTGGTGAAGCACATGGGGTTCGGTGAGTTCTCGCTTGAAGGTCCGGATTCCTCCATCGAGTTCGACCGGATGCGCGGCAAGGACTTCCCGGGCCAGAGTGGTCGGAGCCACCTGATCTACATGCGTCGTGGAGGTGACAAGAAGATCATCTCGAAGCTCGTCGCCAAGATGGTGAAGAAGGGGAAGGCGAAGATCGTCAAGGCGACGAAGGTTCCGACGCCGAAGGACGTGGCCAAGAAAACCGGGATGCGGGTTGCCGGTAAGCCGAAGGGTCAGATCCAGAAAGACATCTACGCCTTCTTCCAGAAGGGTGTTCTGTCTTCGGGTGGACGAAATCCGTGGCTCGACGCAAATGACGCCATGCGTCTGAAGTCCAATAGGCCTGTAGAGTTTGGTCAGGTGATAAGGTCTCTCGAAGCGATGACCAAGAGCGGCATCCTCGATAAGAAGCCGGGCACTGCGCCTGGCCCCATGGGCAAGAATCCGAGGTACCGCCTGGCCGAGGAGACCCAGATCACGGAGGCCAAGCTCAAGGGTTCGATGAAGGAGTTGCTCAAAGACCTTGGCACCCGGGTTTTCGAGTTCGATCATGCGAAGCTCCTGAAGAGTGGCATCATCGCCGTCAGGCGTGACTCACGGACTCCGGAGTGGGCTTATTTCAAGCTGGACCTCAGCAAGGGGACGGTGAGCAGAGTCACCAAGCAGGGTGGTATCCAGAAGACTGTCAAGGTTCGGTCGATGGACTTCATGGGTATTGTCCCGGCGATGGCAGGGCTTACGAAGTGGGCCATCGAGGGCGATTGGGAGATGAGCGGAAAGCCGGGTCCTCCGTTCAAGTCGAAGTACGAGTCTCTCGACGAGGGCATGACCAAGGGCTTGTCGATGAAGGAGTTGTTTCATTTCTTGGGCACGCGAGTATACGAGGTCGATCATGCCAAGCTCCTCAAGGGTGGCATCATCGCTTTGAGGCGTAATCATCCCAGGAAAGAATGGGCTTACTTCAAGCTGAATCCTGATGCCAGGAAGGTCGCCAAGGTCACCAAGCAAGGCAAGGTGGAGACCACCTACAACGTCAAGGGTGCTTTCAACACCATGTCCATCATTGCGGCGATGATGAATGCGGTGAAATGGGAAAATGATTCCTCCTGGGAGATCAGTGGAAGGCCGTCGCCTCCGTTCAAGTCGCAGTACGAGTCTCTCGACGAGGCCAAGGGTTATCCAGGCTGGAAGCGCAAGGAGACGAAGTGGGGCATCGAGTACACGAAGGGCCCATTCGTCATCTCGGCTTCTTCGGGCGGCGTCGGTGGTGGTCGTTGGGACGTCTACAAGGGCAGCAAGAAGCTCGGGACTGCCCCCTCGGTTGAGGCTGCCATCAACGCTCTCCAGCGGCGTGTGGAGTCCCTTGACGAGGCCAGGGTCTAGAGGAGGCGAACGTGACCTACAAGGCGAAGACACCCCTGGAGAAGGCCATCGGTCAGATGGTTCGGTCGCAGGGTGGACCTTGGCTCTCCGAGAAGCAGATGGCGAGTGCCGTTGCGGTAATGAAGAAGAAGGGCATCACGGAGCCCGGCAAGGACTCGTACGACGACATCGCCAGGGTGGTCGGCAAGTTCCTTTCGAAGTATCGCAAGAAGGTCGCTGAATCCGTCGGAGCCATCGAGGAAGAGAAGCTCACGCCGGGGTCCTTGTTGGCCTACATGAAGAAGACTGGTCACGAGGTTTCCGTCGGTGTCCTGGCCTCCAGCTTCAGCCTGAGGCCTGAGAAGGTCACGGCCATGCTCTCGAAGATGGTGAAGGAGGGGAAGCTCGCCAGAGCCAGGCGGCGGCGCATTTACGTCTACATGCTGCCGCCGCAGGCCAAGGCCCAGGCCGAGGAGGCCGAATCCATCGAGGAGGCCATCAAGCACAACCTCTCCAAGATGCTTCCGTGGGCCGACGACCCCGAATTCGGCGGCACCAACGCCATCTGACACTAGCCTACACCTCGATGGGCAACGTGTTGCCCATTCGCTTGACGTACAATGTCGCACTGTCAATAATGGCAGGTGACCATGACAACCAACAAGCCACGTTTTACGAGCAAACCAACGGTCGCCGAGCGCATCGGGGAACTGCGCTCCATCGAGGACATCGACGATATGTTGATGGAGGGTTCGTCCTGCGTCGATGTGGCGAAGTTCATCCAACAGGCCCTTGAGGAACTGGAAGACGTCAAGACGCAGACCCTCGTGCGGCGGCTCAAGGAGCGGCGTGTTTCTCTCCAGGAGAGTATCGAAGAGGCCGAGGAGGATGAGGAGGCCAAGGAGGATGATGGCGGTGCGCGGGAGGCCGCTATCGTCCACGTCGGGTGTCGCCGCGTGGGCAAGCTTGCCACGTCTCAGTATGACCGGGTTCGCAAGGGCATCGAACGGCTACTGGAGCTGGAGTGTGCCTACTTGGCTGCTCGTGACCGGGTGGACCTCATCCTCGACAAGGAGCAGGACACTGGCTTCCCCTTCGAGATGACCGGTCGGGAGTTCCTCGTTCTCGGCAAGCTCCTAGAGCTTCACGGCAAGGAGGACGAACGGATCAGGGCCATCATGGGTTCCGGTCTGTCCCACGAGAAGCTCGACATCAAGGGCTACTCCAAGGAGACGGCGAGGGTGCTGGCGAAGCCGGCGTCGAGGCGTCGAGTCGTTTCCATCATCGAGCGAATGAAGCTCATCAAGGGTGGTCGAGACATCCCTGATCTAGATGCTGCGTCTGGCGAGTAGCCCTCTGTGACCATCCTTGACGTCAATGGTCGACCCAAGTCCGTCCGGACGGACGAGGAGGAGCTTCGCATCCTTGAGGAGGACATTGCGCGGCTACCATCCGAGGAGCAGTTTGCGCTCAAGGAGGTCTATGCCTCTCTCGTTTCCAAGGAGAGTGAGCCATACGAGTCCTTGTCTGAGGCCGAGTATCGGGTGGCTCCTGTCGATATCCGGACCTTCCTGACTGAGCCGTATTTCCTTGGCGAGACCGGCGCTTCGTTGTGGCCTGCTCTCGCTGATGACCTCGTGTATCTCTTCAACGGGAACTATGAGGAAGCGACCCTCGGGGGAAGTCTTGGGTGGGGAAAGAGCTTCTTCTCGACGACGGCAATGACCTATGTGCTCTATCAGATGTCGTGTCTCAAGAACCCGCAGAGGGCCTATGGCATCGACATTGGAAGCCACATCTACGTCGCGATGATCTCGGTCACGGAGCGCGTGGCCAAGCGGGTCGTCATCAACGAGTTGATCGGCAAGATTCGGCACTCCAGCTACTTCAAGGAGCATTTTCCGTCGAAGGAGGCGCCGAGCCAGCTAGAGGTTCGTTTTCCAAATAATATACAGGTGGTTGCGGGTTCGACTACCTCGTCGGCAATGATTGGCCTCAATGTTTTCTCGGGGCTCATCGACGAGTCGAGCTTCCTTGGTGAATCGAAGCAACTCGACCGACTTGGACGGGAGGTGCTGGTCGACCAGGGCGAGGCCATCTACAAGAGCATTATCCGTCGCATGAAGAGCAGGTTCCAGCGGGTTGGTCGGCTGCCTGGGGTTCTCATCCTGGCGTCCTCGAAGGAGAGACCGGCGGCCTTTATTGAAAAGCGGGTCAAGCAGGCCAAAGAGACCGATGACCCCATGGTGTTCGTTCGGGAGTACGCGACCTGGGATGTGCATCCAGCCGAGAAGTTCAGCGGCAAGTTTTTCAAGGTCGTCGTCGGCAATGAGCGCGTTGCCAGTCGTGTCATTTCTGGTGAGGATTCTGAGGAGGAGCAGAGGTATCGGGATCTCGACCTCCAGATCGTTTCTGTGCCAGAGGACTATCGCAACGATTTTTTGGCTGACATCGACGGAGCCCTGCGGGACATCGCTGGCGTTGCTACTGACGTCATCAGCCAGTACATGAACCGCACCGAGAAGGTCTACGATTCGCAGGACGATACGTTGCTCAACCCCATTGGGTACGAGGATGGTGGAGAGGCTCTCGAAAGTTGGGTCGCCAACACCCCGTTGCCCATCCAGTGGCACATCGTCGCCAAGCAGTACCAGCGGCGGTTGCCGGGTGGTTACGAGGAGCCTGCCTGGAGGCCGAAGAGGCACCCCGGGGCCGTCAGGTACGTCCATATCGACCCGTCGTTGACGGCCGATAGCTCGGGCATCTGCATCGCTCACATCGCTGGTTGGACCGAGGTGGTTCGGAGGGACGCCGCAGGTGATGAGTACAACGAGCTTGCACCGCGTATCGAGACGGACCTCGTGCTACAGGTCGTCCCGCCGCCTGGCGACGAGATCATGCTCTCTGATCTCAGGGGGATCATCTACCAGTTCATCGAGCACGGGTTCCAGATCGGCTACGTCTCCCTCGACAGCTTCCAGTCGGTCGACACCATCCAGCAGTTGAAGAAGCACGGCATCGAGGCCGAGGTGGTCAGCGTCGATAGGACATCGGAGCCATACGACGTGCTGAAGGCGGCGATGTACGAGGACCGCTTCAGAATGAGTCGGCATGAGATAGCCCTTCGGGAGTTCCGGACGCTTCAGCGGGTGCCTAGCGGTCGAGGAAGGGTCAAGATCGACCATCCCAAGAGGAATCCGGATGGGTCGCCTGGTTCGAAGGATGTCGCTGACGCAGTAGCCGGAGTGGTGTACTCTCTCACGCAGCGAGTTCCAGGACGACCGATGCCTCCAATGATGAGTACACGCGAGGGATTTGATGAGAAGCAGGACGATTCATGGGTCACCGAGGGTCGTGTGCTCGTGAAGGCAGAAGGAAAACCGAAGAAGCCACCGAGCATCACAGGAACGGGAGGCATCGGGTCGCAGGGCCATCCGATGCCGTTCGTCAAGGGGTAGGTCTGTAGAGTGGCAGACAAGAGAACAGGGCTCTTTGAGGGGTTCGCAAAGGGAGCGGGGCAGGCCGTTCGTTCCTTTTTCGCTCGGTCGTCGCAGCAAGCAGCTTTCGACCTCAGGAGAGGCGGCACGCCATCGGTTGAGCGTGCTGGGATGCCGTACACCCTCGTCAGCCAGTTTGGCTATGACACCCTCGCCGAGCACCTCCGAATCGATCAAGATCTTCAGGCGCGCTACACCGACGCCGAGGAGATGGATGAGTACCCCGAGATTTCGGTGGCGCTCGACATCTACGCTGACGATTCTTGCACCCCGGACCTCGACAAGGAGCAGGCCATCTGGGCTGTCTCCAAGGACAAGGCCGTTGCCGACGAACTCAATGATGTGTTGCACAAGAAGCTTCTCATCGAGGACGACATTTGGGGTAACACCCGGACCCTTTGCAAGTACGGAAATAGCTTCGGTGAGTGCCTGGTCGACGATACCGGTCTGATCGGCATCAACTACTTGCCACCTCCGACGGTCCGGCGCGTAGAGAGCCCCAGGGGCCAGCTACTTGGCTTCATCCAAGACGTCCGAGGAGAGTTCAACATTTCACTGGAGGACTTCTACACGCTCGCCCAGCAGCGTGGTGAGGCTTCTGAGGTCATCCGTGGTCGAGCCCCGGGCGAGCTGTCAGTTTTCGAGGATTGGGAGATCATTCACTGGCGTCTCAGGGGTAAGCACCTTCGCAGCATTTATGGGCATGCCGTCATCGATCCGGCCCGTTGGATCTGGAAGCGCCTCTCCCTTCTCGAAGACGCTCTCCTCATCTACAAGCTAGAGCGTGCTCCGAGTCGGTATGCCTTCTATATCGACGTCGGCGAGCTTGATGCAGAGCGCGGTCTTGCCCACGTCAATCGGGTCAAGAACGCCTTCACGAGGAAGAAGTTCGTCAATCCGAGCACCGGCAAGCTCGACATGCGCTACAACCCGCTGGCGCACGACGAGGACTTTTTCGTGCCCGTGCGCGGGGGCAAGCGCACGACCGAAATCGAGGTCATCCAGGGTCCGGACTACACCGAGACGGACAGCCTTGAATACCACCGAGACAAGCTCGTTGCGGCTCTGAAGATTCCGAAGGCCTACATGGGCTACGGCGGCGAGCCGATGCGGGGCGCGCTGTCGTCCGAGGACATTCGTTTCGCTCGCACAGTGATGCGGATTCAGAGGGTTGAGCGCGGTGGCTACCGCAAGGCCATGAGGATTCACCTCATCGCGAAGGGTTCCGATCCGGACAAGATCGACTACGACATCCGAATGAGCGTGCCGAGCCAGATTCTTGAACTGGCTCGCATGGAGGTCATGAACACCACTGCTCAGTTGTCTACGCAGATGAGTGAGCAGGTGAGCACCCGTTGGCTTCTTGTCCACCTCTTCAAGTTCAGTGAAGATGAGGCCGCCAAGGTCATGGAAGAGAGGAACGAGGAGCTGCTCAAGCGTGGCCAGGTGGATGCTCAGATCCAGATGCTTCAGAATGCAGCAATGGGTGGCGGTGGTGGCGGTGTGGAGGCTGCGACTGGTGACGAGGTAGCATCAGGTGGTGCTCCTGCTTTGTCCGAGGTGCGGCAGATGGAGATGCGGCTGTCGCGTCTCATCAAGGCAGTGCCTCGGTACAACTGGAAGCATGAATTCGAAAAAGGAAACGGGGCGAGTGAGCGACGAGCAGCAGAGAAGCTCGACCGCCTTTTGAGTGAAAATGTGGGCCTCAGCAAGCGGATCAGGGAGACACAAGGTTTGCTCATGGAGGTCCGTCGGGCGATGCGTGATTCTCAGGCGTCAAGCTCTTACTAGGGCAACGACTGCTTGACAGACGCGCTATCATAGCCGTAGGTTAGCCAACATACTGAGGCTGACTTACTTACTTGGGTGTCATGGCGAAAAAGCTCGTAGATGCCGACTTCCTTGCCAAGCTTCTTGAAGGGAGCTTCGAGGCGTCGATGGAGCGCGTTGACGAGGCTGTCGCGGCCCACCCCGAGTTGTTTGGCGGGGGGGACGTCGAGATCCGCACCATCGGGACCTTTGCTGGACACGCCATCGTGATGAACGAGAATGGCGAGTTCTTCCGCATCGAGTATGGTCGTGGCGATGACGGCGACTTTGCCATCGGAGAGGTCAAAAAGATCGCCGTGCCGGTCAAGGAGGCCTCACAGCTTGGAGAGGACACCCGGACCGAGGCCCATCGCGCCGTCGAAGCCATGTTGGCTGGTGACCATGACGAGGCCACGAAGCGTGTCTCCTCCCTCTTCAATCTCGTTTCCTCAGGCGTGAGGCTCACCGCCGAGGGGGTTGAGGATGATCTCGTGGAGTTCCTCAGCACTGACTGCGGATGGGTTGACGCCATTCGTGACAACGAGGAGTCCATCTCGGGTTTCGTCGGGGCCGAGGCCAACCGGGAGCTTCCCAAGCCGAGGTTCGAAGACGTCATTGAGATTTCGGAGAACGAGGACCAGATGAGATCGGCGGTCCGTTCGCGTCTTCGGAAGCTCCATGACAGCTTGGCTATCATGCAGGGCGAGATCTCTTCAGCCAGGCAGGTGGACGGTGGCTACACGTTGCGAACTGAGGGGGAGGCCGATGCCGAAATGGCGTCGAGTGACTTCGTCGAGTTCGTGGACTTGTATGCCGATGATCTGGACGCGACGACCGGGCTTGTCGAGGATGCCCTCTCGGTGTCTGAGGACGGGTCGGTGGGCAGCCTTGCGCGGATCCACGACGGTGTGGCGGCGAGGGCGAGGGAAATGGGTCTGGCGGCGGCTTTCGCATCGAAGTTCGCCCGTCGATTCGAGGCGCCTCACGAGGCGTAGGTAGGGAGGTCGAGGGGAATGTTCAATCGAAGGGACGTGCATGTCCGTCCGCTGTCGGAAGAGCTTGAGGAGCTTGGGCTCGACCCTGACAAGGTGATGGGCGACATCGAGCGAGTGTCCGGCAAACTCATTGACGGCGGCAGCCCGCTGACCAGCGGTGCCCATCTCGTGGAGGAAGCCGAGGCCGTGGCCGAGGCCGATCCCGAGGTGAACGACGACGACCTCTTCTTCGAGGACGACGACGAGTCGGAGGGTGAGTACACCGACGAGCAGCTCGAATCCATGGAGTTCGACGATGACGTCGACGATGAGCTTTTGGAGAAGAAGCTCGTCTTCCGCAAGCGCGGATACCGGATCAAGAAGGTCAAGGGCAAGAAGAAGCTCGTCAAGGTGACGCAGAAGGAGAAGCGCGTCGAGAAGGCCACGCGAATGCACAAGCGTGGCACTCTCCGGGCCGCCTCTCGCATGTACCGCAAGCGGTTCGCGTCGAAGATCAAGAAGCGCGCGAAGGTCCGCAAGCGCAAGCCGGCCAAGAAGGGCAGGCAGGCCATCTGGCAGAGCGACGTCTCTTCGGCGCTCGCCAACCTCCGCGAGGATCTGGAGGCGAGCGGCGTCACGACAGGAGAGCCCAGCCCCTACGAGGAGGCCGCTCTCAACGCTGGTTATCTCGCTCTGCTTCTCGGCGAGATCTTCGAGTCCGTCGGCGACGCTGAGGCTGGTGAGATGCTCCGCTCCATGAGCGACTCGGCCGCGACCCTCTCCGAGGCCATCGAGGCGAACGGAGGCGACGTCACCGAGGAGATCGAGGCCAAGCTCTCCTCTCTGCTGGAGGGTGTCTCCAAGGCCATGTCGGCCCACGAGAACCTCGGCGAGCCAAGCCTTTTCGAGGCCATCGAGATGGGCATCGAGAACGGACTCGTTGAGGACATCGACGAGGACGAGGACGACGACATCGACGAGGACGACGAGGACTTCTTCTTCGACGACGACGACGACGAGGAGTAGGCGTTCTTCGTCGCCTGACGTGTGGTGGAGATGAACCTGATTCCCGTAGATCTCCTGTTGGAAGTCGCCAAACTGCGGCGACGTAGTGTTCGGCGGGAGATCTTGGGATTCGGGGGAACGCTGAGGGATCGGATAGGGTTCGAGCGGAAGGGCGAGCGGAAGATGTTCCCCAAACGGAAGCGCCCGAAGCAGAGGCACGGGGACCTACTCGCCAGGTCCAAGTTCCGCTCTAGCGAAATTCGGTCGAGGTAGGTCGACGATGGCAGAGATCCTCATTGACACCATTCCTCTGATGTCCTTCACCCTGGAAGAGTCCACGGACCCGACCAAGAAGGGGAAGATCATCGCGAGGGGTGAGTTTGCTCGTTCCGACAAGGCGACTGAGAACAAGCGCCTCTACAGGAGTCACCTGTGGCGTCGTGAGATCGGTCGGATTTCCGAGGCGATGAGTGACCGCCGGACCTTCGGTGAGCTTGATCATCCTGCCGATGGTCGCACCAGACTTCAGCGGGTCAGCCACATTTTGACCGGCCTCAAGGTTGAGGGCAATTCCGTTATCGGAGAGGCTGAGATTCTCGACACTCCAAACGGACGAATTCTCAAGACCATCATGGAGGCTGGCGCCAAGGTTGGTGTCTCCTCTCGTGGTTTCGGGTCCACCAAGACTAACGCTGAGGGTAATGAGGAGGTCCAAGAGGATTTCCGGCTCGACACGTTCGATTTCGTCGCGGACCCTGCAACGAAGACCGCCTACCCGCAGGTGTTCCATGAGGAGCGTCAGCGGATTCCGGAGGATGACATGGGGCTGACCCTGGTGCAGTTGAAGGAGAACTATCCTGGTCTGGTCAAGGAGTTGACCCAGGAGACGTTGGTCGACATCGAGTCAAGGGTCGAGGGACGCCTCAAGGATCGGTTTGCCGGGGAGCTTCGCCGTCAGGTGGAGCAACTCACCGAGGCGGCCGAGGAGCGTGTTCGCAGTGAGATGTTGTCCGACCCCGAGGTGGCCAGCGCGGTCCAGATCGTCGAGCGCATTGCGTCGATGGTCCACTCCTTTGGGAGCCCCGTAGCTCACCAGCAGGAGGTCGAGGAGAAGGACACCGAGATCAAGCGGCTGAAGGACGAGCTTGCCGAGCGTGAGCTTGATATCCAGGCTGCGAAGGCCGAGGGTACCGAGCTGGGCAAGCTCGCCAAGGAGGCCGCCTACCGGCTTCACATCGAGCGGAAGTTGGCTGGCGAGAGTTCCCGCGAGGCCATCATCAAGATCATTGGCGACGTCATGCAGTACGAGACCACAGAGGCTCTCGACGCTCGCATCGACGCCGTGAGCAAGGAGCTTTCGTCCGCGAAGGACGACAACATCGGCGAGGAGAATGAGGCCAAGGAGGTTCTTGCGACGAAGATGCAGGAGCTTGAGGCCCGTCTGGACAAGGCCGAGGAGAGTGCCAAGGACTCCGCGAAGCAGGTGAAGGAGGCCAACGAGCGCACCCACAAGGCCATCGACATCGCCGAGCATGCCCAAGTGGAGGGCTTCGTCGAGGGGCTCGCAGCAAGTCACCCGGATGGTGACAAGTTGCGGAGTCTGTGTGAGGGCGCTGGCTCCGTGGAGGAGGCCCAGCGTATCATCGACGGATTCGAGGCGGCACCGCCTGTCAGGATCCGTGATGATGACGAAGCCCAGCGTATCCGCGCCAGGGTTGCGAAGGGCAAGGAGAGGTCGTTGGAGGAAGACACCTTCGGCGGCGGCAAGAACCGAGGAGACAACGGTCAGGCAACGGACCCGTTGAAGGCCATCGGACTCGACCTCAACGAAGAGGAGTTCGAAGAGCTTGCCGGGACCAGGGGCCTGGAGTCCTAGCGACAGGGCGACGGAGAAAGGGAAAGGGGTCATGGAACAACGAAACATGCTCACAGAGGCGGGAGCCCAGAGCATTCAAGACGAGAGCTACACCGGTCAGTTGGTCGAGAAGTGGGGCCGGTTCCTCAAGGGCGTCAACGAGCCATACACCCGCAAGGTGATGGCGATGCTCTTCGAGAACCAGTTCATGGACATGCGGCGTCAGCTCAACGAGGACACGCTTTCCACGAACGCCGGCATCTACACGAAGTACATCTTCCCCGTGCTGAGGCGGGTGTTCCCCAACCTCATCGCGAACGAGATCGTGAGCGTCCAGCCGATGACCGCCCCCGTGGGCGCGGTCTTCTTCTTCGAGTACGTCCACGGCAAGTCCAAGGGGACCACGGCTGCTGGCTCCAACCTCATCCAGAACTTCGATGAGCACTACTCTTCGGAGTTCATCGAGGAGGAGCAGCTTGCTGTCGTGGCCGCAGGCCCGACGTGGAGCGGCGCCAATCCGGGAAGCGCAATCCTTCAGTACAACCCGGTCCGGCCCCTCGATACGGCTTCGAGCGTCTCGGTCGTCATGGAGGAGTTCGATCCGGCGACCGGCACCGTGGCGCAGAGCCACACCGATGACGGCGCTGGCGGATTCACCGGCGCGGCCTCGGGAGCTATCAACTACCAGACCGGCCAGATCACGAACTTCACGTTCGCTGCGGCCACAACCTTGGGCTTCCTCGTCAGGTGCTCGTATTACTACGACTCTGAGGCGAACAAGCTCATCCCCGACGTCTACATCGACATCAGCTTCGAGACCATCCGGGCCACTACCAGGAAGCTCAAGGCCAGATGGTCGAGCGAGGCGGCGGACGACCTTCGCGCTTTCCACGGTGTCGACGCCGAGACCGAGCTTGTCTCGGGTATCTCTCAGGAGATTGCGCTGGAGCTTGACCGAGACATTCTCGGCCAGCTCTTCACCGCGAGTGCCGGCATCACCAGCACCTTCGACTTCACCGTCCCGGCAGGCCTTTCCGAGGTCGACCACATCCGGTCCGTCATGACCAGGATGAGCGCGGTCAGCTACCAGATCCACAAGCAGACCCTCAGGGCACCGGCCAACTGGGCCGTGACGAGTCCCGAGGTCTCCGCGAAGCTGGTCCAGATCCAGACGCACGGCGACTATCGCCCCGCGTGGGTCTCGAACCCGGCTGGCGTGCAGGGTCCCTACGATGGCACCGTCGTGCCGCCTTCGTACGGGCCGCTCACCGCCCATCAGGGCATTCTCCGCATGGGCCCCCTGTCCAACAAGTGGATGCTCTACCAGGATCCCTTCTTCGCCTGGAACCAGATCATGCTGGGGCTTCGGGGACAGAGCTACCTCGATGCGGGCTTCGTGTTCAGCCCGTACGTGCCGCTCCAGATGACCCCGACCTTCCTCGATCCGGACGACCAGACCTATCGCAAGGGTCTGCGAACCCGGTACGCGACGAAGCTCCTCCGGGCCGAGTGGTTCGGAAGGGTAACGATCACTGGCGGCCTCTAGGCCGACACCGCGTTTTCTGCACCACCTTCCTAAACGACAGCCTCTTTGATTGTTAGCCTTCCAAGGCTGCGATAGGCTCGTCACATGCGACCATCAGAGGAGCTTGTGCAGGCCATTTTTGAGATGAGTGCCCGTGAGGTCCGCAAGAAGCTCCGGAAGGCTGGTTGTCGTGAGCTACGTCAGAAGGGGAGCCACATACAGGTCTTTTGTCCTCCGGACCGCCAGGGCACCGTGCCGGCCCATGGGAGCAAGGATATCAAGAAGGGCACCCTGAAGAGCATCGAGAAGTCCCTGTGGATCGACCTTGATGGGGACGGCAATCCTCCTCCGCGCTGATCAGTCTTGGCCCACCCTTTTGGTGTTGCAGTGGTGTAGTGTAGACTGCGGTGGTGTTGGCGGGAGCCAGTGCTCCCGTTTTCATTCGGAATGGAGGAGGCCCGATGGCCAAGAAGTACACGAAAGCTCCGGCGTACGTTGGCAAGTACCTCAGCGTCAAGGGCAAGAGCGTGAGGGACGGCGAGATCTTGATTGGCAACCTTCAGCAGTACGTCGTCCTGGGGATGTTGGTTGAGGTCGAGGCCGACGAGGTCAAGGCAGCGCCGCCGCCGAAGGTGTCACGTCGAGAACCTGAGCCTGCTCCTGAGCCTGCTCCCAAGCCTGCTCCTGAGCCTGCTCCCAAGCCTGCTCCTGAGCCTGCTCCCAAGCCTGCTCCTGAGCCTGCTCCCGCGCGAGAGGAAGCACCATCTGGTGGCATGACGAAATCCCCTGCGGCGAAGTTTGCCAGCCAGCAGGAGGCTGCCTTGTCAGGCGCCGTCACGTCGAGGGTGGAGAAGCGTGAGGACGAGCCAGAGAAGTCGTCCAGCAAGAGGGACGAAAAGAGGTCTTCCTCGAAGAAGGCATCTCGAAGGGGTAAGAAGTAGCCATCTCGTAGTACACTGACCCTTTGGAGGGTTCTGGATGGCTACTCCTTGCACGAAGGCCACGGCTATGGCCTGGGCCAAGAGGCGTCTTGGTTGTGGCGTTACGGTGCTTGAATTCACCGACGAACACGTCGAGGATGCTTTCGACGACGCAACCCGGTGGTGGATTTCGAAGAAGGGCGTCAAGCGCACTGCGGTAACCATCGTTGCGACCGGCATTCAGGAGTATGCGATGCCGGACGACACGGACGAGGTGCTTCAGGTTTGGTTCCCTGGCGTGCAGGTCGACATCATTGCGGCCGTCAATCCGTTTGCCTTCATTGACATCGACATGCTCCCGGTGGCCTACCAGAGCATCACAGGTGTCCCTGGCGGCTCATTCTTCGGAACCTTCCATCAGATCCTTGCTCACGCCGAGACGGCGCGGAGGGTCATCGGGGCCGAGCCGGCGTTCGAGTATGAGAAGGTCACGAACATCCTCAGCATCTTTCCTCGGAATCATGCCTCTGGAACAGTCCTGGCGCGCTACGCCAGCAACGTGTTGACCTCAGAGACGGAGGACGACGACTTCTGCAAGAAGATCAGCGTCAGGGACCGGGACATTATCCTTCGATATACCTTGGCCATGCTCAAGGAGACTCTTGGCCGCATCCGGTCGAAGTATTCTGAGTGGCCGAGTGCTGGAGGCTCGAAGACGATGGACGGTGACACGTTGCTCATGGAGTCGCAGACTGAGCGTGGCGAACTCAACGAGGAACTCATCGGGCTTTCTGATCCGGTGCCGTTCGTAGTGGGTTGAGGGTATGAGGCTTTCGGAACAGTTGGCTGGAGCGATAGCCGAGGCAAAGGACTTCAATCCGGACGAAATCGTTGTTTTTCAGAAGACAGCCGACAACATCAGAGTGATCCTGTGGAGTGACGGCTCGATCACGAGTGGGATGGGATTCAAACTGAAGGGTATCCCACTGGTCCGGCCCAAGACGAAGGCGAAGCTCGACCTCGCCATCCGGGTCGGGTCCATGCTTCTCGGTGATTTGAGCCTCTACGATGCCTCGGAGCTTGGGGCGGCCTACAAGGCCTACAAGTGGGCAACGGAGAAGCACAAGACACCCGGCGAGGCGAGGACGAGGTTCCATAAGGCTGCCGGGGGTGGCGCGAAGAAGACGACGTTCAAGCCGAAGTGGGAGGTGCTGCGAGCTGATCGGAAAGGTAAGCCGACTGAGCGCGTTTGGCGGCTTCCTCGGATGCGTTGGCCTGGCCTCGTCGTGTGGGACCACATGGGGAAGTGGCGTGGTGGCAGAGAGCGTTATGAGCTTGTGAATCTTGACCGTGGCGGTATTGCCAAAGGCACCGGGTTCACTTTCAAGAACATGGTGGATTTGGAGCAGCATTTGCTCGGGCTGAAGTGGTGATGGAGGGTGTGATGAGCAGTTTGTCCGAGGGGCTGCGAAGTTACGTCGTGCCGGTCACCGAGGGCGCGGGTGGCGAGGATGTCCTCTCGATGGTCGAGGAGATCGTGGTCAGCATCGAGGAGGTCATCGACGTTGGCAAGAAGTACCGCGGCGTGACCAAGCACCTCAATATGGCCCTCCGTCATGCGAAGCAGGCCGAGTCCGCAGCCGAGGGGTTGTAGTGGAGCACTTCGTTCCTGTTGAGTACGTGTTGGACGAGGCCAAGAAGAGGTCCAGCGGTGGTCTGCGGAAGAAGCCTCCACAGCAGAAGCCGAGGCCTGGCGGTCTCAAGGGCAAGGCCAAGGTCGACAAGGTTCCGGCCCAGCTCCAGCACTGCGTCCTGGCCGTCAGGAAAGGCCGGAAGGGCGGCAAGGGGAGGAAGAGCACTCGGGCAGCCTGGAACATCTGTCGGTGGTCGTTGACTAGACATGGTTACCTGAAGGGTCCGTACAAGAAGAACGCGAAGCTCTCGTCGCTGCGGCAGACGCAGAAGGGGTCACGTCGCACGATGAAGCACGCGATGGAGAAGGAGGGGCCGGCGAAGTACAAGCGGTTCCGGGACCTGTTCAGGGAGCTTGAGCCAACGGTATAGGGGTTCAAGATGAGACTTTCAGCCCAGCTTTCAGAGGCGGTAAGACAGGGCTTTGGTCCTGGCGGCGCGTGCAGGTGCCCAAGGTGTGGCCACTCTGAGCCCCACAAGACAGGGAAGCCGTGCATGGACATCGTTTGCTCGAAGTGTGGAGCGAGGATGGATCGCAGCGATGCGAGTGTTGAGCATGTTGGGCTGAATGAGGTGCAAGAAGGCGCCGAAGGCGAACTGAATCTCACTGGTGAATGGGCCAACATCAAGCCAGGCACCGTGCTCACTCTGCGTCGCATGACCATTTACGCCAACCCTGGGCACGTACCGTCCGAGCGCAAATCGAAGAAGGTCGTCAAGTCGGCGAGGGTGGTGAAGGAGTTCGGAGGCGGTGGCAGTGCCCTCCTCAGCATCAGGTTCAAGAAGGCCGGCAAGAAGGACCGCGTGTTCAAGATGAACGAGACGCGGCGTGGTGGTTACATCCTCAACAGCTACGAGAAGCCTCCGGTCAAGTATGAGGTCGAAGCCATCGACGGCACGGCGGTCTGAGATGGCCAGTGAGGCGAAAATCCGGAAGCTCGTTGAGCCCTATGTTGACCTCCCGCCGAAGAAAAAGGGCGTAAAGTACGACGGTAAGGTCGTCCACATGCGGCCTGTGACCGATCAAGTGTTTGCGATCCTGACGGGTGGAATGCTGCCCGAGGAGGCAGGGATGGGCATCGAGGAAGGACGCTCCACATTCCACGGCAAGGACGGTCGCTTCACGCGCTCGCGGGCGGCCCACACGGTGACCAGGGAGGGGGAGCGGTTCAAGATGGTGCGGCAGCTTCGTCGTATCGGCCCAAGGCTGGCGCCAGAAGCTCCTCCAGAGGACGTGGAGCCAGAGGCCCCAACCGAGGAGGCGTCCGAGGCTGCGCGCTCCTTGGTGGGCCTTCTGGCGGCATCACCGGGGTGGACCTCGATGCACAACGTCACCGAGGCCGTTTTCGGTGAGATGGTGCCATCGAAGAAAAAGCGTCATCGAAATTGGAAGGAGATCTCCGACGCAGAGCGAAGGGGTGAGCGCCGGGACCCATCGAGCACTACCCACAAGCCTGATGAGTGGTACGACTCGGATGTCTATGATGACTTCGAGACCGTTGGTGAGGTGTGAGGAGGAAGTTGGGATGACGTTGAGTGGGAAGCTGGAGGAGGCCATCCACGGTGGTGAGGAGCAGGAGACGCTCGACGAGCTTTTCGAGGTCGATGCGAGCGAGTTCGAACCCATCGAGGAGAGGTCCGGAGAGGACGCCATCACCGTCGCCAGGCGCATCGTCAAGAACCACCAGTGGGAGAAGATCCAAGGTGCGGCGGTTGACGCATGGACTGCCAGCGCCATTATTGGGGTCTACGACGCGCTCAATGAAAAGAACAAGGCGTCGTTCAGGAAGATGCCCATCCGGAAGATGGCTGAGGTGGCCATACGACTTGCCAAGATGAGCGGGGTCAAGTCGAGAGGTCTGTGACGGTGCCCCGTGGGTGATAGACTGACCCTATGGGGAGCTTCCAAGACAACTGTGGCAATGGACGACGCATCTTCCCTGGCGGTGATTGCGAGGGGTGTGGTGATGAGCGTCGTTTGTGGGATTCTATAGCTGCCGAGCCTGCACGCTTGGCGGGTACTCCCGTCAAGCTTTACTCCATCCGTCGTGCGAAGAACCGGGACCCTCTCTACGGGGAGCCCTCGATGAATGGTAAGGAGTGGAGCTTTGAGGGTCCATTTGAGATGCCGGGCACCATCGAGTTCCTTCAGTACGACAACGTGACGACCGAGGCCACGGAGGTCGGTATACGGAGGGAGTCCGAGGCCGAGTTGACTGTCGCCAGGGTCGAATTCGAGAAAATTGGTTCGCCCTATCCGAAGGTTGGCGATGTCGTGGAGTTTTGGACTGCTCCACCATTCAAGAAGGCCGATCAGCAGAGCCAGTGGGATGTCGTCAAGGCTGAGGAGGACGGGAACATCTTTTCCTCGGAGACCTTCGTGCAGTACAAGATCGGTCTGCGGCGGCGTTCGAAGTTCTATGCCTTCCGCAAGACGGAGCACACGAGGGCTTGATGGGCAACCGAGCACGACTCCTCAAGGCTTCTGAGACGAAGCGTCAGAACCCGCAGACGCCGCGTGATGCCCAGGGCCGCATTGAGCGTTTGGGGCGCAAGAGAGCCAGGGAGGGGCGTCGACTCGAAGGGCTGGAGGAGGGGACCCACCTTCACACCTCGACGGCGGTGAAGGTCGTCGCTATGAACGAGCGTATCGGGGCCTACACTGACATCCTCGGACGCTTGACCGAGACCAGCGACTCGGATGAGATCCTTGACGGCTTTCCTATCGGCAAGGAGCACAAGAAGCTGGCCACGCAGGTGGTCGAGGAGGTCGGGGTGTCGGACTTGAGCAGGACGAACCGGCTCTTGACGGCGCTGAAGAAGGCTGGTCGGCTCGACAATGAGGTCACGAGCCTCATGGTGGACGGCCGGCGCTCCAGGCAGCGGTGGTGGTGGAGGGTGAAATGAGGCTGTCTGAAGAGTTACAGGGCGCGTTGACGGAGTGGAAGAAGACGTCCGACGGATACGAGATGGTGACCTCCAAGGGCCTCGCGAAGATTTTCAGCAAGAAGGGCAAGCGTGGCGGCAAGAAGTGGTTCATGTCCATCGCCGGCAAGGAGTACGAGTTCGGGCGTCGTGCTAGCTTCGATCACGCTGAGGACATCCTCTTCAAGGTTGGAGCGAGATTCCAATGAGCCTTGCCAGGCAGCTTTATGAGGCTACTTACGAGGCCGACGCGAAAGCCAGGGCCGAGGCCAACAAGATCTGGGACAGCATCGTCGCCTACACGGAGAAGCTGGGCTCGAAGGGCGTCAGGGACCTTCCGAGGCATCCTCAGATGAAGGGTTTCGTCGTCACCTCGGACCACACGAAGCTGCCGAGGAAGGTGCATGTCATCCTGGCGCCGAAGGGCGCACCGACAGGCATCGGCAAGACGGTCAGATTCGGGCGCACAGCCATCATCATAGGCGGCATCCTGCTTCGGCCGTTCTCCACAGAATACATCGACACGAGGGTCGAGAGCGGCCGGGGCTCATTCGTCCACGAGTACACGCACTACCTCGACCAGCAGCGATACGGCGCTGGTGTGGATCCGTCGGTTTCAAGGCGGGCGGCGCAAACCCAGGACTGGGAGAGGTACTTCAGGACCCCCGAGGAGTTCAATGCTTGGTACCAAGAGGCAGCCCATCTGGTCCAGGCCGACGTCGAGAGCGCCCTGCGGGTCATCAAGCAAAAAGGTAACCCGCGCGTCACGGAGATCTTCTTCGGCAAGCTGAACAAGAACTTTTCTACTTTCAGTGCTTTCCTCGGATACGCTCAGACGAAGGGCCGCACCGCTGAGGCCGTGAACGCTTTCAAGGGCTCGAAGTGGGAGCGGAAGTGGTTGAAGAGGATGCATGGCTTGTACAGGGGCCTCAAGGTCATCGTGAAGGGGGTGCAATGAGCCTTGCCAAGCAGCTTCACGAAGCCACTGCCGAGAAGATCGCGCTCACGCCGGGTCAACTCGTGACGGTCAGGACGCGCCATGGCAAGAAGCTTGCCCAGGGGCGCATTGTTGAGGTCGACGAGTTCCTCGGTATTGTCAGGGTCACGGACGATTCCAGCGGCGCTGACCTACAGATCGATGTCAACCCGGAGTTGTACGAGATTTGGGTCAAGCCGCCGCCGGACACTGACGTGGTGCGTCTTGGTCGCATCAAGACCTTGTATGTTCGACCTTCTTTTCCTGGCATCTACATGGGTGGGCGCTGGCGGTGAATCCGTCGAAGCTCATGAAGGCAGGGTACGCATTTCCGTGTGCCTGCTGCTTCAAGCTCCATCGAGCTATCGACAGGGGTTTGGAGTTTTGTGAGCACGCCAAGGACCAGTCTTGCGGCGGCCCACTTCTCGGCAAGGCCTTCCCACTGTACGAGGGCCCACTGACGCAGACGATGATTGCCTCGAAGTGCTTCCGTTGTGGCGAGAAGTCCGCCTACCTCGCAGAGCTTCCGCGTGAGGCCGGATACCTTGGCGTCTGCGAGGAGCACAAGCACATGCTCAGGCCAGAGTCCTCGAAGGCTATGGTTCCGGCTGACAAGCCGCCAGAGGACTACCCGACATGAGCATGGAGGTGACGGTCAAGCTCTCGAACAAGGCCAAGCCTGTCCTGAAGCTCGTCAATCAGTGGCCAGAGCGCATCGCGGCCATCGTCAAGGTTTTCCCCCAGATGGTTGCCATGGACACCTTGGAGCAGATCAAGTCGGGCGCCCCGAGGGGCATCGAGGGCTACCCCGACATGCTGCGCGTCCGGGACATTCCTTCGCAGGGGGGGTGGGAGTTGTCGGCCATCTTGCCTCCTGGTTGGGCGTTTTCGCAGAGACTACGGCAAGTTGACGTGAAAAGGACGGTGTTGTACGTTCGTCCGAAGGTGGTTGGTGGTGAGGTTGTGGACGAGGGAGCGGTCGTTCTTGAACGGCTGAACCCGTGGACGATGGACACGCTTCCGTACGAGCCAGACAGGCGAGGGGCCTCCATCATGTCCAGGCGCGTGACGGAGCGAGAGGCTCGACCAATCGAGTTCGAGAAGCGTCGTGAGCTTCCTCAGGTTCGCAGAGAGCTTCGATCCCTCGGCATCACGCTCAGACCCAAGGGCAAGGTGGCACTTTCCAGGCGGGTCACGCGCGATCTGGCCTTCGAGGTGCTTCGATACGAGTTCGGTATCCCGCCAATTCCAGGTCGAGCCCATTGGAAGCCGGCCATTCGGATGGTCCCTGCCACTATCACCAACCGCCAGATGAAGGCGTTGTACAAATGGTTCGCCTTTCCGTCTGACAGCACGTACACGTCGGCGCGTGACCTTCCTTACGAGAAGAAGTCGGCCATCAACCGCATCCAGAGATTCCAAGACCTCGTGGGCATCGGAGGTGGAAGCTCCTGATGTCTGGTGGACGCACAGGAATGGTCTTTTTGCGTGACTTTGACGAGGGTGTCGTCAGGACCATGGGTTCGGAGCTGATCGACGTCGAGCGTGATGGCGAGACGGTGCAGGATTATGCTCTGCGTGTCGATGGGGTCAACGGTCCGGATGAGTACGGCGGTTACATCCCCATCATCTGGCAGAATCCAGAGGACGTGTTTCAGAATGGGTTCCTTCCGCATGTAGCGGTGTCGAGGACGTCTATCACGCAGGCCATGGGGCGTTGGCAGCCAGGCGGCAGGGAGTACATGGTTCGGGCTGCGACTGCTCAAGACCGCACCATTGCTGCTACTGGAGGGACGATCCCGAGTCACGTCGAGATCAAGCGGTGGGCCTACCCGTACGACATCACCTACGAGATCCATCTGAGGGCAAGGCTTCGCTGGCAGGCGGACAAGATGCTTCGCCATGTCGGAAGGAAGTTTTGGGCCTATGGGCAGATCTACATGAGGGATTCCGAGGGGGACGAGCGTGGCTACTATGCCTTCCAGGACTCTCTCGATTCGCTCGACGAGATTGCTGATATCGCCGACCGTCTTGTAGGGTGGACGATCTCGCTTCGGTGTGAAGGGGAACTTGATTTCAACGACCCGTATATCGCTCCGACTTCCCAGGACGTCGCTGTCACTGTATCATCCGTGGCGTCGAGGACGGAGGTTGGGTGAGATGAATTGGTGGCTCTACAAAGGCAGCGTGACGACGCCGGTCGACATTCCGGGCCAGGGGCCTACCATCATTCAGCCCAGGATGAAGTTCCAGGCGCCTCCGGCTGCCGTGTCTCGCCTCAAGCGCATCGGCATGGTGGTCCCATGTAAGGACCCGAATCCCTCCAAGAAGGAGGTTCCGGTTCCGGTGCCGGCACTTGTGGTGCCCAAGAAGGCAGTACCAGAGAAGAAGGAAGAGCTGAATCATCCAAAAGATGGTTCGGATGAAGTTGTGCCTGTGGTAGCATCAACCCCGTCCAACCCGGAACCAGAGTCAGCGCCAACTGAAGAGTCGCTAACCGAGGACACCGGGAGTACCGAAGAAGCAGCAGAAGGAGAGGACGCGGGCAAGGAGACGAAGACGAAGGAGGAAAAGGGCAAAAGAAAAGGGTCAAAGAGACGTCGCGGCTAGAGTCCGGGGCGAGGGTGGGAGGAAGATAGGTCATGGCTGAAAGGCTGCATCCCGGCGTATACGTCGAGGAGAGGGCAGGCGGACTCGCCCCGATTCAGGGCGTCTCGACCAGCAACTTTGGCATCGTTGGCTTCACTCCCAAGGGGCCGACCGACGTTGCCACCCTGGAGACAAGCTACACGGCGTTTGACCGCGAATTCGGCACGTTCACGGCCGCATCGCAGGTCCCGACCCACGTCTTCGCGTTCTTCGCGAACGGCGGGAGACGTGCGTACATCGTCAGGGTTGTCGGGTCTGGGGCGCACATCGCCGATGGTGACATCACTTCCTCGTGGGCTGAGGAGGCCATCGGAACCGGCGACGGGCTTATAGTAGCCATGTCTTCGGTGGTGCCAACCGCTGTTGGCGAGGTGGACATCGCGCACACACCGATCACTCCCGGAACTGCCGTGGTCACGTACTACAACGACGGCGTTCCGGTCGTGGCCCAGGCCTGCACCGAGTTCCCCCTGATCACGGGTGGTGGTGGCGCGCTCGATTCTTTCACTAGCCGCATCGTGGTTCCAGGTGGGCTCCGAATCGTGCCTGGCACGGTCACCGTCAACACGCTCGCTGGGGCGGTTCCGGTGCTTTACACGGACCCGGCGAATGACGGCTTGCTGAAGGACGCTGGCGCGGCGGTTCGTGGTTACATCGACTACGAGACGGGGCACTTCACCCTGTCGGTCGAGGCCGGTCAGGAGCCAGACGATCCTTCGGTTATCACCGCTGATTACACGCCGGTCCTCCCGGCCATCACGGTCACCGATGACGGCGTGGGTGGCTGGAATGCTCCGGCGACGCTGGGAACCATCGACTACGCCACGGGTGAGTGGACCATGACGGTCCCGGTCGCACCGTCGGCTTCGATTCCCATCGACGTGGCCTACGACCAGATCATCTGGACCGCCGCGGCCTCTTCGGCGGGCACCTGGGGCAACGATGTCAGGCTCGATGCCCGTGGCGACGAAGACTACCTCGACGACTCCACGGCGACCTACAGCCGGTACGACATCCTCGTCTACATGGATGACGGTTCCGGCACCTACGTGTTGGAGGAGACCTTTGAAGGTCTCTCCTTCACCGACCCGACCGATGCCAAGTACGTTGGGGACATCATCAACAACGATGGCACCGGGAGCAAGCTCATCGATCTGACCGAGCCCTCCAACGAGGACGTGGGTCCGAGGAGTCTGTCGGGTTTTTTGCGGTCCAGGTCGGTCGGTGGTGGCAACGGTGGCCTCGGCGTGACTCCGACCACCGAGTACGGTTCCACGGACGGAACTGGCGGATCGGTCACCATCCCGTTGGGGCTCCGGTCTCCGGCTCTGGAGACTCCGGTCCAGCCCAACTCCATCTCCTTCACCTACATCGACATCACGGGTACCGTGAGGACCATCGTTGACGATGGCGACGGCAATCTCACTGGTGATGTCGATGGTGCGGCGGCGGCGAACTTCAACGTCGTGAATTACACGACCGGCGCGTTCGCATTCAAGGTGCCGAGTGGCCAGGAAGTGCAGGAGGCTGAGACGAGCCACTTGCTCGTCCCGACCGGTCCAGTGCCGCAGTCCCTCATCACGGGTGCTTTCTACGTCATTCCGGCCGAGATGGTCGAGCAGGACATCCTCGTCAACGGCACCGATGGTGCGGCGCTCACCCGGAACGAGATCACGGACCCGACGCTTCTCGCCGACCGTGATGGCATGTACGCCCTTCTCGTCCCGGACGAGATCATGAACGTGGCCATCCCGGATGCGGCAGGCGACGTGACCATGAGCACGGATCAGGTCACCGAGGCCGAGCGCAACGGGCAGTGGTTCATCATCCTGGCGTCTCCTCCGGGCCTGAGCCCGCAGCAGGTGAGGAACTACAGGGTCAACACGCTGGGCGTATCGTCGAGCTACGCGGCCCTCTACTACCCCTACATCACCATCTCCGACCCGGTGACGGATCTTCCGACCAACATCCCGCCGGGTGGCCACATCGCGGGTGTGTACGCGCGCACAGACTCCAGCAAGTCCGTGGGCAAGGCCCCGGCTGGGGTCGAGGACGGCAAGCTGTCGTTCTCCATCGGCCTGGAGCGCGACCTCGACTTCGGCGAGATCGATATCCTTCACCCGCGTCAGATCAACTCCCTCATCGACAAGGCCCAGACGGGTCGCGTCGTTTGGGGGGCGCGGACCCTGGAGAATCCGCCGGCCGATTTCCGCTTCGTCCATGTCCGCCGGCTCTTCAACTTCCTGAAGAAGAGCATCTTCAACTCGACCCACGGTTTCGTCTTCGAGAACGTCGGAGCAGCCCTTCGCAGCCGTATCAGGCTGTCGGTCGAGAACTTCATGCTGACCCTCTACGGCCAGGGCATGTTCAAGGGCAACAGCCCGAGTGAGGCCTTCGCCGTCATCTGCGACGAGACGAACAACCCCAAGGAGGTCGAGAATTCCGGCACGGTGATCTGCGACATCTATGTGGCGGCCAACGTCCCGGGCGAGTTCATCGTCTTCCGCATCCAGCAGAAGTTCGAGCAAGCTTCGTAGGGGTGTAGGTCATGGGGCGTTTGTCGGAAGAGATTCAGGACATCCTCAGAGCGGCTAGGGATGAACCGCTCGATGAGGAGTTTGTGCCTGTCGAGGACTTCTTCGAGGATGAGGAGCCGGAAGGTGAAGCTCCTTGCCTCGGAGAGTCCACCGACGAAGCCCCATGTTGGCACATCCAGGAGGCGGCTCAGTTCGTCGCTGAGGATGTCGCCGAGGTCACTGGACTCGACCCGGAAGTGCTGTCAGTGGCGTTGTTCGAGGCCATGTCGTGTGATAGCGATTGCCGGAGGAAGTACGTCACGGAGAAGGGTGATTTCAAAGGCGGCAAGGGCAAGGCGTTCAAGACGTGCGTCGAGTATGCCAAGGCGTGTTGTAGTGGAGTGAAGGACCCCGATGCTTTTTGCGCCTACATCGGTCGCAGGGCGGGGGCGGGCAAAATCTGAGGTTACACTGAACGGGATTGGCATCTGGCTTGTCCCGAGGTGGAGGAAAGATGGACGCAACGATCACGAACGTCAGCGCAGCGGCACTTTTCATCCCTGGTCCGAACCTGGACATTCCGGCGGGTGAGACGAAGTCGTGGAGCGACATCACGGTCGCAGACCTCGACGGCAATGCTGTCATCAAGAACTATGTTGTGGCCGGTGATATCACCGTGTCGGTCACTCCGGATGCCGGTGATGCCGCAGAGGCAACCTCGGGCGCGATGAACAACGCCGCTCTGCCGATCTACGCCTTCGCGGCTCTGCCCACTGGGTACGACGGGCGGATCGCGTGGTGCTCGAATGGTCGGAAGACTGCCGAGGGCGCTGGTGTTGGAACGGGCGTTCCGACGTACTACGACGTCGCGTCCGCTTCGTGGCTCGTCTTCTATGACGACTCGGCGCTGGCCATCTAGCTGGCGTAGGAGGTTGACGTGGCGACGGCACCGGGCATCATCGAGCAGAGGATCTTGGCGGCAAGCCAGTTCAACGGGTCTGTTGGCGCTGGTGTGCCAGTGGACTCCGATGGTATTCGTCGGTTTGCGCCGGCTGTCGCTGGAGGCCTCATCGAGTTGGATTTCTCGTCTGCGGCCGGGTCGTTCGAGACGTACATCGTCGAGCAGATCTTGGCTGACTTTGGTGATGCTGGAACGGCTGTCGTGAACATCCTCACCGCAGGGTTTCCGGCCATGCAGCTTGCGGCACCTGGGGCAGGGTTGTACTTGTTTCAGGGTCCGCTGGAGTTGGGGTGGGACCAGTACATCCAGGCGGTGACGACGTTGGCCACGTTGGCGATGTCGATTCGTGTTTTCGCCAAGCCTGGAAGGGTACGGCCGGCGTCGTAGGAGGTGATGGTGGCGAGGCTCTCAGAACAGCTTGGTATGGCTATGCGGCCGGGTCCCCCGTCATGCGAGGGGCTTGTCGTGAAGCTCGCCGACCTCCGAAACGACAATTACCCCGGCAGGGACGCCCACGGGGTGCTTCCTGTGCTTGTTGTTGGCCACGAGATGATGTCGGAGTCCGAGTGGTCCCAGTGGGTCAAGGAGAAGGCCTCGTCGCCTTATGGCATGGCCTACGCGGCCAAACTGGCCAAACAAGGTGTCGACCTCAAGGACATGCTCCCGACGGCGCCTATCGGCCGCGAGATGCGAGTTCGGCAAGAGGAGAGGTCGGTATCCGAGTCGGCTCGCTATCGGTATCTGAACATGGCTGGTGCCATCATCGCCATGGTCGAGAAGTGGCCGAGTCTCTACAACCTGATGGCAGAGGAACTCTCGGAGCAGAAGATGACGCTCTCTGAGTTCGTGGAACGGATCCGGGCCATGCCTTCCCCTTGGGAAATAGGCGAGGGTCGGGACATCACGCTGGGCGACCTCATCGGGCGCCTCGTCGTGGTCACCCCGTCGTGGTGATGAGGAGGAGGAGAGGGAGATGACAAGGGCGGCAGCAAGTGATCCGCTTCACAGTTTCAGGTTCCACGCCAAGGCGGACCCGATCCCTGGCGGGATTCCTGGAACGTCTGGTCTCGACGTTCTCCAGCCTGACCCCGCCGGCATCGGCGACGTTCCGGGTGGCGACGGTGAGGGGACCGAGGCTGGGTTCTCGGCTTGCACGACTCCCGAGATCACGGTCGAACCGGCAGAGTACCGGGAGGGCATCCGGGTCTACACCCAGAAGTACCCCGGCATTCCGACCATCGCCGACATCACTCTGTCGAGGGGTGTGGCGCGTGGCGACACTGCGTTCTTCAACTGGGTCTTGTCGGCAATCGAGGGCTCCGAGTATCGGACAGCCATCACCATCTACCACATCCAGAGGCCGGCGCGTACGCTTGATCGCGACACCTCGGATGGGTCGCCGATCTTCCCGTTGCAGGACGAGAATTTCGCCAAGCTCTACAAGCTCAGGGAGTGTCTGCCCGGTCGCGTCAAGATTGCGGCCGACATGGATGCGACCACCGGCGATATTTCCATTGCCGAGTTGGACGTGGCCTTCGAGCACTTCGATGTTGAGCGACCGGCGGCATAGCCGAGTCTGAACGGGAGCGGCCCATCTCGTCATAGTCTGGTCAGTATGGCCGGAGTTGGGCATCATGGGCCGGAGGGGTCCAGATGTCACGGCTACGGTTTCTTGATATGTTGCAGGTGTACCCCTTCTGGATCTTTGATGCGTCGGGGTTCGCAGGCAATCCGCTCGTCAGTATTTTTGATCCCGTGCTCGGGTTCTCAGCCTGCACGACGCCCGAGATCACCATCGAACATCGCGAGGTTCAGCCCGGGAATTGGGAGTACAAGCGTCGCGCCGTGAAGACGGCCGATGTGAGTTCCATCACCATGAGTCGTGGGGCTCGCTTCTATGATTCGGACTTCTATGTTTGGCTCAACAACGCCATCAAGGGTAGGCAGCCGCTTCGCCGGAACCTTGTCCTCATCCAATTCTTTGGATACCGCCCGCTGAGGCAGTTGATCCCGCAGTACGCCACGGGCCAGAATTCGGACCCGTTTCCGGACGAGTTGGCTTTCATGTCCCTGGTCACGCGCCTTCCAGCTCGTGCGTGGCACCTCGTCGGATGCCTGCCGTCGAGGTATAAGGCTGGGGGTGACTTCGATGCTGCGGCAGGCGACGTGTCCATACAGGAGCTTGAGGTTCAGCCTGAGAATGTTGACGAATTGACGGTGGCCACGCTGTCTCCGGTTCTCGCCAGGTCTTTTTCACTTGGCATCGGGATCGCCGAAGCAGCGGGGGCTATCTAGGGGGTAGAGTGGCGTGGTCGCCAAGGTCAACGCCGCATCGGTTCCCCGAAGCGAAAGAATCCTCGGGCGAGCCACTTGCCTCGCCACCGACATCGTTGGCGATTGCGTTCGGATTCGCGCTACGAAGGTCGGCAACGTCTTCCAGGTCGAAAAAGTTGATGTCTCGACGTCTGGGAGCCCTCCTGCGGTCGCCATCGTCAGGAAGAAGTATTCCCCCACCAACTGCATAGTCCACTTCCACGGGCCCCTCAGGAACGTCTATGCGGGTCTTTCTCCTGGGTTTGTCTACCTCGTCGGGACAGATGGTCAGCCAGCGAAGTCTGGGGACGCCAATTATCCGGTTTCGGGGAATGACTACTTCCAGCAGATCGGAGTGGCCACGAGTGTTGGCGAGCTTTTGGTCATCCCGCTTGACGTGGCCTTCGGTGGGCCACCTTTCGGTGGCATCAGGTTCTACAGCCGGGTGCCTATCCCGACAGGCAATCCATCGATTTTCACGACGGCCATCAATTTCAGGCATGGCGGGGTGGACACGGAGGTGTTTCAGTACAACGGGCAGCGGCTTCTCGAAGGGGTCGGAAACGACTACATCGCATCGGAATCTGGAGGCGTGGGCACCGGGTACGACACGATCACACTTCTTTTTGTGCCAAGAGCAGGGTCAAACTACTTGATGGACTACACCCCGTCGCCTTGATGGTGGTATGCTTCGATTCACACGGGGGACGGGGTAAGGGAGGAAAGTCGGGATGAGCCGAAGTCTTTATGATCAGGACACTCAGATCCACAAGAGTGGAACCTACGACGATACTGTGGCGCCATCCCTGGCGAATTGGGAGACGAACCCCACGAGCTTGGAGAATGACCTCAACAGTCTTCGGAGCGCCATCAGTTTGCACCTCGATGACCAGGCTGGGGACTGGTATGGCGATCTCAACACGCCCGCCACGCTCGACCCTGGTTCCCAGCGTGGAATCAACAACCTCAACACCGACCTCCATGGCATCGAGCGCAAGCGGTTCCTGGACTACGTGTCCATGGTCGGCGTGGACGTTCCTGTCGCGGCTGGAGTCGCGGCGACGGGCAACCTCCTGTTCAATTCCGCCCCGGCGAACGGTGAGACCGTCACCATCGACGCCAAGGTCTACACGTTCACGGCCCCACTTGGGGCGGCTGACGGTGATGTGGCCATCGGTGGAACCGCCGCAGCTTGCAGGGACAACCTCGTCAAGGCCATCACGCTGACGGGTGTTGGGGGCGTGGATTACGCCGCCGCCACGACGCTTCACCCGACCGCAACGGCGGCGAATGGTGCTGGCGACTCCCTGGACGCCACGGCGAAGAAGGAGGGCACGGCTGGCAACACCATCGTCACCACGGAGACCCTCGTGGACGTGCTCTCCGTCTGGGGCGCGGGAACCCTGACGGGTGGTGCTGGTGACGTGGTGATCCTGGGTGCTGGAGATCTCCCGAGCACAGTCATCGCTGCTGTCGGCGCGGTCACGACTGAGGGTACCGTGGTCGCCTTCGAGGCGAGCTTCGGGACGGCGACGGACACCGAGGTCGCTGGGCCGACGACGCTCGATCCAAAGAACCTCGTCAAGATCGTGGACGACTCGACTCGTGACCCAATCCTCGATGGTGATGGGCGCGAGATCATGGCCCTTTTCCAGTCCGAGTTCGCTGCGGACGGCACGACCATCACTGCGGTCACGCCGAACAGGGTCCAGCTCTCCTTCGTCGTCGTCAACAGCGCGGGAGATGATCTGGAGTTGGTGGACGGCCAGTACATCGGCGGCGAGACCATCGACTACGCCTACACCGAGCGGTTCGCCTTCGACGACATGACGGAGACGCAGTGGCGCGGTCACGGGTACGTGGACGGTGGCGCAGCAAACACCGACCGTCAGGCTGCCTACGACAACCAGGGTGTGGTTCCGGCCAACGTCACGACCAACTCGACCCTGGATCTCGAAGGCGCTGGCTTGGAGTGGATCGTCAGGGATGACCTTGAAGCCATCCTCTTCCGCATCATCGAGGGATCCGCTGGCGGCACCTCCGAGGTCGAGCTTGGTTCCGACGTGGATGTCTTCGACGTCAACGCCGTCACCACCGACTTCGCCAACGAGATCAAGGTCGACACTGGCGGAACCGAGATCGACATCGGCGTCACGGCTGGCACCATCGAGACAACCGGTGTGGCGGACATCCGGCTTGTCGGCGCGGGCGAGATCATCTTCGCGGACGGCAACGAGGACGTCACCTGGGCGCGCGACGGCATCTTGCTGTCGGACACGGCGGCTGAGTGGATTGCCTTCGAGGCGGCATTCGGCGAGGTCAGCCTGATGAACGCCATCGTCCAGGCTGTCGGCGCTGTGACGCGGTGCAAGAACGTGGCGGTTGTCGGTGGGGCCGCAGCGGCGGACATCGCTGCCAACACCCTCATCGAGGGGCCTGGCGGACCTGGCGTGGACAACATTTCGGCGGACCTCTGCGACTACGACGCGCTGACTTTCGTGACGGACGTGGACATCTTCATCAATGGCCAGTTGCAGTGGAACGGTGCGAACGCCGCTGCCAACAACGACGTCTATCCGAGTGCGGTTGCTGGTGTGCGCGCTGTCGGTGGGTTCTACGCCGAGTACCCCCTGAAGTATCGTGGCGGCACGAACCCGGATGTCATCACGATGATCGCCTGGGGTTGATAGTTCAGTTCGACCCCTCCCTGCCCCCGCCTGGACCGTAGGAGAAGGAGAAGGAGAAGGCGATGAATCCAGCGAAAGCTCACGTCAAAGCCATCGTGGCCGAGGAATTTGGTCGGCACATCGAAGAGATGAGCGAGAAGGCTGTCGAGCGGGTTCACGTCCACAATGGGGCTGTGGAAGCCTTCAGGCTGGGTGCCAAGCGGGCTGGAGAGCTTGGAGAGCACATCGACAAGGACGTGAAGGAAGGCATCATCGACGAGTTTGTCGGCGAGCCTCTGAAGGTCGCTGCTTATGCGAAGAAGTACCTCAAGCGTGCGGTGGGTGCTCTCGACAACCTCGCGACCGCCGCTCAAATTGCCATCCATGTGGCTGAGGGTCGTGCCATCGGGCTGAAGGACGCCAACAAATATGTCAATGGTATCTGGAAGGAGGAGCGAGAGAAGCTCGAAGCCTTCAATAGAGCCCTTGCCAATGACGAGACCATCGACCTTAGAGGTGATTCGGTTCCACCTGCGTTTGATGGACATCCTGGACTATCGCTGAAGGCTCAGAGGCAGGCCGAGGAGAGGCTATCGGAAGAGCCCAGGGCGCAGCCACCAAAACCGGAGTCGAAGAAGACCCCTGCGAAGAAGGCCCCTGCGAAGAAGTCCTCGAAGCCGCAGACGAAGGTGGCGGAAAAGGCGCGGGCCAAAGCCAAGGGCAAGTAGCGTGGCTGGTCGTACCCCAGACGCATTTGACGGACCATCGTTTGAGGAAGCCGTCATCTGGGATGAGAGCACTTCTGACCCGGTAGCAGAACGTCGTACTCAATTCGTCCAGGACAAGGGTCTGATGACCTTCGTCGATGGGGTGGCTCGCCCTATTGGTGAGACGCGAGAGTCCATCTGGCAGACCGAGGTGGACGACGTGTTCGTGAATACGCCTCCCGTCGGCCCAGCAACGGGCTATCGTCTCATTATCGGGCAGGCTCCGACCGGGGCCTTCGGTGGACACATAGGGGAGATCGCTGAGTGGAGCGGCACAGCTTGGGTCTTCACAGTTCCGAGGATGGGGACTGCATCTACGGTCAAGGCGGTCGGAATCGAGACTCCGTACATCCAGTCGGCTCTGGCGGCTCCCTGGGTGTGGGACAAGCTCAACCCTGGGGGGAGCTTTGGGGCGGAGCTTCATTACGAAGAAGACCTCACAACGTCATCGACGTCGAGTGGTGACTGGCAGACTAAGCTGACGCTGGTGACGGACCCCTTGCCGCTGGGTAACTACATCATCTTCGTCGCGGCTGTCCTGAGCGGGACGCAGAACGGTACGCAGATTGGCGGCAAGATGACCTACGATGGCGGCGAGCGTGGAGGCATCTCGCTAAAGCCAAATGTCGCTGATGGTGAGGCACTGCTGACTCTCTTTGACCTCCAGTTCAACCAAACGGGTATCCACACAGTAACCATGGAGTGGCGCAGGGACGGCGGTGGCGGCAACGCTACGATCCGAGGTGTCCGTATCGCCCTGTGGAGAATGAGCTAGTGGCTGACACCCCCTATGAGTACGACGTCATCGACGACTTCCCGGATGAGAAGGTGGATGGTGACGCTCTCGTCCAGGAGGCACAGACTTTCGGGCTCGCCACGGTCATGTACGTCAATACGGTGTGGAGGGGAGACCCGGCCCGCGAGAAGGCCGACGTGGTGTGCTCCGACCCGCTCGACCCGGCTGACAAGACGACGCTCGATGGCGTGGTCGCGGCGCACACCGGAGCCCCCATCATCGCTCCAAATGACCTTGGAGGGCCTGTCGTAGCGGAGAGCATGGCCCTTCGCAATGATGGCGACACGGACAGCGATGTGGTTGTGGGGCGCGATAGCGTCGGGAACATGACGCTAGCTGACCAGAACACGACGCCGAAGACGCTCACGGAGCTTGCCACGGCGGGGCAGCCCGACTTGTCGAAGGTGCTTCTGGAGGAGTCGGGGTCGCTCGTCTACACTGGTGATGGCGACGTCACGATGGTGGAGTAGCGCATGGGCTTGCACAAGAACATCACGGGCACCGATCAGCACGTCATGCACGCCTGGACCTATGCGGACCAGACGGTGCGACTGGCAGCTACCGGCTTTGTCGCGGCTGACGTCGGGAAGTCGGCGTACCAAGAGTCCGACAGGACGTGGTGGTTGCTGACGAATCATTCTCCAATCGCTTGGGTGGACATTACGGCGGGGGGGTCGTCCGGGAACGACGAGAAGGTCAAGGTCAGCGGCGACGACACTGTGGCTGGCTTCCTCACCGAGAAGCTCACGGCAGCGGCACCCATCACGCTCACCGAGGTCAACCCTGGCGGCGACGAAGACCTCCAGATCGGCCTCGGAGCCATCGACCACGACAGCCTTGGTGACGTCACATCGGACCAGCATCATGCCCAGGCGCACGACCTCGGTGGTGCAGACCACGGCGCGGCAACGCTGGCGGAACTCAACGCGAAGGTCAGCGATGCCACGCTGGACGACTCCTCGGACACCAGGACACCGACTGCTCATGGTGCAGCGGAGCACGCTGGGGCCATTGGCACGCACGCGCAGATCACATCGGTCGAGGCCGACGACCACCACGCGCACGGGAACAAGGCCGAGATTGACCTCGTGACGGACGGCGATCACGACGTTCGCACCGACAACCCGCACAGTGTGACGGCAGGGCAGGCTGGGGCGGCGTCCTCACCGCACGCCATCGACGGTGCGGAGCACACGGGCACGCTGGACCATGGGGGCCTCACAGGGCTCGCTGACGACGACCACCCAGGGTATCTGCCACTGACCGGCGTCAGGGCCATGACGGGGGACCTGGCCCTCGGGGACCACACTCTGTCTGGGGTAAAGCAAGCTCGTT